CGGCCTGCTGATCGACCCGGTCTTCCAGGCGCTCCTTGTCAGCCGAGGCGCGTGCATCACTGCGCCCCTTGCTGTAGATACCCAGGACGGCCAAAAGGAAGAGGCCCGCCGCAGCGAGCCCCGCCCAAATGCGCGCCATCACGCGGCACCAGCCTGCCGTTTCCGGATCTGGCTGTAGACCACCACCAGGGCGCTCACCACCAGCACCACGGCGATGCTCACGCGCAGCCACTGGCCGCTGGTGAGGTTCTCCTGCTGGTCGCGCAGGGTCTCAGCCAGAGGCTGGGCCAGAGGTGCAAGGAGGGCGATGCCGCTGGCGGCTGGTGCAGCTGCGCCTGCGATGGTGGAGGCGTTCGCCGGTACCGGCGCCGTCTTCACCTTGCGGACCATGCCCGCGCGGCGCAGGCCCTCCTCGATCACCGCGTCAGGGTAGGCGTAGCCGGCGTTTTCGTGCGCGATTATGCCTACGACCAGGCCCTTCATGGTGTCGTAGTCCTTCACGTCGATCACTTCGCCCGGCTCCAGGCCGAGATGGCGAGCCACGGCGCGGGCGTAAGCCCCGGTGTCGTTCTCGTTGGGAGGCGCCCAGCGATGGATCACTTCGCGCACCGTGTCGATGGCAGAGCCGTCGGCGGCCACACGCTTATCGGCGTAGGTGATCAAGGTGCGGGCGATGGCGCGAATGCCGCTGGCTGCGTCCTTGAATTGGCAGAAGCGCTGCTGTTGCGCTGTGCCGGACTTGTAGTACCGCGACTGCTCGCGCGGTACCAACCCTTCCCAGGGCGAGCCCCAGAGCAGGTTGCCAGGGTTGTTCAGCCGGACGCCGATTGGCGGTTCCTTTGCCATGGTGCGATCTCCTTAACGGGTGCGCGGTGAGGGAGGGAGAGGCTCCAGCCGCTGGACCCGCAACTCGAGTACGTTGACCTGGTCTTTCAGCTTGGAGATCTGGTCGAGGATGACCTCTTTCGAGGCGTTCAAGGAGTCCTTGGTGGCCCAGCTTTCGCCTCTGAGCCGGAGGCTGTCGACTGAGCTTTTCAGCTCGCCTATGTCCTGCTTGGTGGCGGCGAACTCGACAGCGACGACGCGGGTGGAAGTGTTGATCTCGTTGAGACTGGAGATGATCCAGCCGCCGAAGGCAAGGAGCAGTGTGGCGCCCGTTGCGACCAAGGCCAGGAAGCCTTTGTTGATCCAGTGACTGACGCGATCTTCGGGGTTGGTAGCTGCCGGCACGGGGGCCTCCTGATCTTCCGTGGTTGCAACGGGCGCTCCGTGCATAAGAACTCTCCTTTCCCTTGCCGACCGAAAGTTAACGATGTTCGTAGCGTGGTGCTGTTGTTTTGCCAACATTGTATCAGCCCTCTCGATCCCTTGAAGGAAAGTGACCGCGGTGAGGGGCAGTTATTGAGTAGGAACTGAGCCCGTCGTTTACATAGTCAGTAAGAGCGCGTAGTTGGTGAGTTTAGCGTCATCCTCCCATTTGACCCAAGGCTTGCCGTATTCGGTGGCCACAAAGCCGGGCACCTGCAGGTAGCGGGTCTTCAGCGAAACCCACGGAAGCCCCATGGCAGGTGGCGCGATGCCCACTGGAGCGAGGAAGCGGCGGCCCATGCCAATCGTCGGGAAGCCAAGGGGTGGCGGGGCAATTCCGGTCGGGCGGAAGGACTGGGCGGCGTTCTGCACCGTCGGCGTGCCCATGCCCGGCGGGGCAATACCACCAGGTGCGATGGTGCGATTTTTCAGCTGAACGGTAGGCGTGCCGATGCCGCCGCCGTTGATACCGACCGGATAAATGAACCGGTTGAACAGCACCACGGTCGGCACGCCCATAGCCGGCGGAGCGATGCCGGCCGGCTGCAGGTTGCGGATGAAGTTGGAGATCCTCGGTACCGGGATGCTCGGCGGGGAGATCCCCGGCGGCGACAGGTAGCGGCTGTAGTTGTAGAGCGTGGGAACGCCGATGAAGCCGGAGTAGACGCCCACCGGGGCGATGTACTGCAGCGGCTGGAAGACGCTGGGCGTGCCCAGATCGGGAGCCGAGATCCCCGCCGGGAAGATGTACTGCGCGTCGGCCGGCGGTAGGATGCTCGGCGCAAACTCCAGCTGCACCTGGTCGCCATCGGGCGGCACGTAGACGCCACCGCCCACCGGTGGGCGGAAGATCAGCGCGACTTCGTCGCCAGCGGGTGGCTGGTAGCCCGGGTTCTCGCGGAAGTCGTAGCCGGCCGAGCTGCCGCTGGGCGGGGTGTAGACAAGGCGGAAGTTGAACCCTGCCGAGGAGCCGGCCGGCGGTGTGTACGGCATGGCCTGGCGCCCTCCTTGCGCTGGTTACGCCGCCTTCAAGCTCTGCGGCGGGACGAAGTTGTTCCGGTAGCGGGCCACGCGAGAGATCCGCAAGCCCTGAATGAGGCCGTCGAAGGACTGCATGCCGGAGGTCACCCCACTGCCGCCGAGGATAATCCTAGAGGCCGGGCAGGCAACCCTCTGCCCGCTGCTCGCTTCCAACTTACCGTTCAGATAGAGACGGTCGCCGTTGGCGTCACGCACCCAGGCGTAATGGTACCTGGTATTGAGCGCAAGGGTGGTGGTGCCTTCTAGGTAACGGCTGTTGGTCTGGTTGTAGGCGGCCACCTTGTTGCCGCTGAACCAGTAGAAGGCCCAGCGAACGGTGGTGTTGTAGAAAGACACCATGTTGGTGGTTACACCCAGGTTGGCCGTGGCGTAGAACCAGAACTCGACCGTCATCTCGGCGTTGGCTGCGGCGCTGAAGGTCAGGTCGGTGTTCGGCGACCCGAGGCACTGGGAGGAAGCGCTCACGAAGCGCAGGCTGCGGCCCATGGCGCTGATCGAACTGTCGATGGTCGGCAGCGCGTAGCCCTCATACTCCGACCAAGGCGCTGCTTGGACCTGGTCGTTGAAGTCGGCAGCATTCGGCAGGATGATGTTCGTGTTGCTGGGCCAGGCTAGATCCGGCGAAACCATGTTGGTCATGGTCACCTGGCGGGTCTGGTACCGGCCGCTGGTCACGTCGGTGACCTTCAGCGTCCAGCTGTAGCTGCCATCCCGCTGCACGCGCCCGTTGGCGGACAAGGTGGAGCCGGACATGCTGAAACCGATGCCGACTGGCGCCAGGCCTTCGACAACGTCCACGGAGTAGGGGCCAGTGCCGCCGGAAACGGTCAGCGTGCCGGTCAGTTGGGAGGCGTCGGCCGACAGCAGGAAGGTGCCTGAGATCGTCAGGCGCGGGGCGTCGGCCGCGACCAGCTGAGAGACGATGCCGTCGTTGTAGCCCGGGGAGCGGACCACAACGTCGAACTGACGGCCTATTTCCAGGCGCTCACGGCGCCAGGTGCCGTCCGCCTCGGAGTCAAAGCTATCTACCAGGCGCCCGGTGGCGCGGTCGATGATTCTCACCTCAGCGCTGGCGGGTACGCCCTCGATCTTAGTAACGCCACCCTCGCCAGCCCCTGCCAGGTATCCGTGGCCAAGCGGGCATATGGGGCCTTCCCGGCTCATGTGCTGAGCCTGGGTGCCAGAGTCGACCCGGCCTAGTGGACGATGGGCTGTGGTGATGGCGGCCATCAGGCGGCCCACTCCAGAGCGATGCCGATCGTCTGGTACGCCGTAACGCCATCGGAGGCATCCGCGAGATACAGATCACTGGCGATCGCCCAACTGCCCAGCATGATGAACGGCTTAGTTACGCCGTCCTGAGTGAAGTTGGTAGTGTCGCCTACCGCCGCCATAGAGTTCTTATACAGTTTCACCGACTTGAATGGGGTGCCGCCGCTGTGCGGAGCCCAGATGTCCTGAAGTTGTACCGCCCCTGCTTTAGAGTTGGTGTAATTCTCGCCCAGCCACAGTGCTCCAAACTTAGAGACAGCGGTAACGCTCGGAGACATGAAAGTAGTGTGCGGCTGAGGAGTGTAAGCGTTTGCATAGTTAAGCGAGGCGATGGTCTGGTCACCCATCCGGGAAGCCGCAGTGGCGATACCACGGTGGAATATGTAGATGCCATCGGCTGTTGGATTTCCAGAGCTGTCGCGTGTCCGCTCAACGACGAACCACGCCATCGGGTTGACCATCGTGACGTTGGGGGAGTTGGAGGTCTGATAGTACGCGCGGTAGGCGAACAACGCGGCCAGACCCTCCTTGTGGTGGCACCAGGAGGAGTGAGGGCCGGCCAACTCAATGTTGCTATAAGTACCGGCAACCCCGGATGATACAACTTCCTTAGTTGGCCCGGTAAAGTTGCCAGCGCCGTCTGTAGCGAATCCGAAGATGATACGCACAGCGCAACGGCGGACGGTGTTAGAAGATACGAAGTAAGAACCGAAAATGAACTTTATGTATACCGGCAGGGTAGCCGCCAGGCTGTCGTTCATGCGGAACATAAGGTAACCGTAGTCGTCACCGAAAGTTCCTCCAGAACCGCTCGCGGTGGCCACGACAATAGTGGAAGGGTTTACCTGACCGGCGTCAGAGGTCTGCACAAACCCAGCAGCCAACATATTGGTCAACAGAGCCTGAGCCATTAGGCGATAGCTGGCCTGGGCCGCCCCACAAGTTTCCTGCCACGCTACCGCTGCCATACCTTCTCCTTAAACCTTGGGTGTCACGTTGGACACTATCACGTCAGCGTAGCCATCCTTGCGGCCTACCACGTCGAACTTCAGCGTCGGGTCCAGGCCCTCCACCAGGTAGGTGCCGTCTGGCGCCGACTCAACCTCCGCAACCACCACGCCATCGGCGAACCCGCCCGACAAGGGGCGGTGCAGGACGCGCACCGTGGCCGCTGTCGGAACCCCGTCCACCTGGGTCAGACCGGACGGGAAGGTGCCGGCGATGTAGCCGTTGCCGCGCGGGGGCTTCACGTAGGCCTTCCGCAACAGGATGTTCTGTGCCTTGGGGCAAAGAGCCGCTCTAGGCTCGCTGCTGCAGACACCGGTTACTGTGGCCATGGTCAGGTCTCATAAAGCATGGAGAAACCGCAGTCGAAGAACATGTCGTCGGCTGGGCGTCCATTAATGCTGATTGTCCGCCCTATAACATTTGGCCAAATATTAAATGGGCTAAGAGCAACGTATTGCCTAACTGCTCCGTCTACATTCAACTCGATTATATCTCCCACCGACAGAGCCCCGCCTACCTGGGTCATGCCCAATTGGGTAAACGGATACATGCGAGGAACCGCAGCCATAGGGAACTGAACTTGTGGAGCACCACTTACTGAAGCCATTGCTAAATAAGCGCCCATCAATCCAGGTGAATCTTTGATGTTCTTCACGGCTATGCTGGCAGAGGGAACTGACAGTGACATCACCATTCTGTGGTCGAGAATGGTTATAGCCGCATCATCCGCCGAACCAAACCCTACCACCCCTCTGCCGTCCGCCAAACCGTCTGCATCTCTGGTGCGGCCAATCACGGCAAAACCGGCGATAATGGGAGTTGGGGGTACTGTGCTGACCGTCGCTATCGAGAGGCCTACAGCTAACAGGATGGTGTGATCTTTAACACACATGAAAGACTGCACACTGGGAGCACGCGCCTGCATGGAGCTGGAAGTTGACAGCACCTGCTTGCTGACGACCACCGATCCGCCCACGAAAGCCCCGGCACCGTCGGTGTTGTGGCCGACGGAAATGTTCAGCATCACCTCCGCGTGCTGTGGGAGGTGACCCAGCGGCGGGCGGCAGAACTCTACCTTGATGATTACCCGCAGAGTTGGCGTAAGATCGTCAACCATCTCGTACAGTCGGAACCCGGCCACGTTTTCCGTCAAGCCTGAAGTAGTCATGGCCGGCATGGCGTCGATGTCGAGCTGACCGGTGTCGCTAAGCTGAGTCAAACCAATCGCCAACAGCCCGTTGTGGATGGCGGTCATAGCCGCCTTTTGGGCAGGTAGAGCGACGGCCCCGCTAGAGGGGTTGCCGTAGTAGGCAGGAGCGTAGCTGAACGTCGTCTTCGGCATGTCCTGGCCTCAGAGCTTGAAGATCTTGTTGGCGCCGTTGTCCCAGTTGACGATGATGTCACCAGTGTTCGGCGTGATCGGCAGGCCGGTGGCCGTGTCGATGAAGGCAAGGAGGGGGCTGGCGGCGTCGCTGGCCCCCTCCTTGTAGATGATGATCGCCTCGATGCTCGTGCCGCTGACCGCCGGGAAAGTCAGGTCGTTCGCGTCGCACGCGCCGCCAGTTGCCGTCTTGCCGGCCAGCGCCACCAGGGTGGAGATCCGCGCGGCGCCGGCCACGTCGGACAGGAACTCGTGGGTCTGGCTGAAGGTATAGGCGCCGGTGTCGACCAGGACCGCCTTGACGGTGTCGGTCTCCCAGTTGATCTGGGCCTTGGCGAACTTCTCGCGCCCCTTGTCATACAGGCTGCTTGCCATCTGTCTCTCCCTTTAGCTGCTGAACCCGGGCACGAAGGTCACGAAATCGTAGGTCGCATCGCCACTATCGTAGATGAAACCGACCTTATCGGACAGGCCAGGGGTGGGTGTGGGCGTGTAGCCCTGCACCAGGTTGTTGTACCGCACGCTGGCGGGCAGGGTGACGCCATGGCTGCCCACAGAGTCCTGGGTGATCTTCAGCAGGCAGCCCTGCCCGTCCTTCGGCCCCTGGAAGGTGAGGATCACGTCGCCGGTGAGGCGCAGGCGGATCTCGTCGTAGTTTTCCCAGTTGCAGATGATGGCGCCGCTGGCCGAGGAGATGGTCTGGATACGGCGCGCCTGGTTTGAGTTCAAGCCGCGGTAGCCGCGGTAGGCCTCGAAGAAGTCCTCCAGACTGCCGACATTTCCTTCTTCCAGCCACAGCTCGTAGGCGTCCTTCCCGTCGGCCGCGGCGGGGATGTTGCCCAGCAGCCACTCCAGGTAGCGGGTGAAGGTGATGCTGTAGTTGGTGCCGTTGATGACCACCGGGATAATCTCGTCGCCGGTGGGGGTCAAGGGGAGCGGCGGGAACTCCGAGATTGGGATGCCCAGGAACTGACCCTCTTCCTCCTCTTCCTCCTCCTCGAAGCCCTCCCAGTCGTCCGGCAGCTCGCCGCTGAAGCTGTTGGCCAGCAGGCGAGTCATGCGCTCGGCTTCGATAGCGCCCTCACCGTCTTCGGTGCTGAGCGGCTCCTCTTCCTCGGTGGTGATCAGCGTGGTCACCTCGGCGTCGTAGGCGAACTCCAGCGACGGGATGAACAGACACTCCACGCCGCCGCTGACCGACACCAGGTCGACCCGCAGGTTGCCGAGGTAGTTCTGGATGTAGAGGTTGTAGTCGGTGTCGGTGCCGGGGATCGCCGAGGACTCATGCACCAGCTCGCCGGTGTCGGCGTTATACGCGCGCACCAGGTAGGTGACGCCGGCCGGCGCGGTGAAGGCCCCAGGCACATACCACCCAGTGAGCGTCGAGCCTTGGACGACCTTGTTACGGTGGTTCCACTGGATGTAGACGGTGCCGGTGAGAGCCTCGGGAGAATACTGCTCGTTGATCCGGACGTTGGCCGGCGGGTAGGGGCGGGCCAGTCGGCCGCGCATGGCGACGGTATCGGTCGGCGCGAACTCCTCACCCATCTCCGCCAGCGAGCTGCGGCTGAGCATCTTCACGTCGACGCTGTCCAGCACCTCGTAGTTGTTGCGGGCCGAGCCCAGGTGGCCATCGTAGAACCAGACCAGGCTGCCGGCGCCATGCACGGCCGGCGAGGTGTCCGCGCACGCGCGCTCTACCGTCACGATCAGCAGGGTCAGGTTGATGGCCGTCACCTTGCAGATCTCTTCGCCGACAAGGAGGGCGGTGCCTACCGTGACCGTGTCGAGATCCGCGGCCGAGGCCAGCAGGAACTGGTCGGTCACCTTGTCGGTGTATTGCAGCAGGGTGCCCACCGGCGCCCAGCTGGAGATCTCGGTGCCGGTGAAGGAGCCGGCGTTCTCCCGGTCCACCGGTCGGTATTCAATGGCGATCGCATCCGGCTGCTTGCCCACGGTGCCGACATAGCAGTGGGTGGCGGTCGGCGTGGCCGATATACCCAGGGCGATGACGTCGCGCCAGGACAGCTCGAACACCTGGCGCACGTCGGCCGGGTTCGGGATCATGCCGGCGATGTCGGGCAGGTCCCAGGTGTAGACCGACTTCAGCCGGTTCATCTTCCAGGCGGCCGGCAGCTTGCTGCTGAGCACCAGGTGAGACAGGCGGCCGGCAAAGGCCTTGCTGCCGTCGGCGGCCGAGCCAACCCACACGTCGGTGGCGGTCTGGGCCACGGTGTTGTCGCCGCTCTGCAGCACGTAGCCGATGTACGTCCAGACCAGCAGCTTGCCGGTGCCGCTGCGGGTGATGCCGAGGATGTAGCGCTCACCAGGCGTGAACGGCTCGTTGACGGAGCCCACCTGCACGTCGCCAACCCAAGCATTGAGGCGCCCGTCGATGATCCGCAAGCCCCACTTAGTGGGCGACTCCAGCAGCACCACCTCGCCGGTGAGATCCGCCGCCTCCGGCGAGAAGGCGATGGCGAAGAAGAAGTCGTCGTCGGCCGCCGAGTACGGCCCGAAGTTGATCCTGATACCGCCGCCCACGCGGCGGGAGAAGTCGAAGCTATCGACGGTGAAGCCCGGCTCCAGCGGCAGCGGCGCGGTGTACAGGCCGACGGCGGCGTCGCTGTAGGCGTCGCGCACGATCTCGTCGGCGTCGTCCAGCGGGGCATTCACCTCGGCCAGCTTCATCTGACGGAACTCGGTGGTCAGCTTCGACCACACCTTGCTCGGCAAGCCCGGCGTATCCGTGGGCAAGGAGAGGGGGACGCTCTGCCCGCTGTTCAGGAACACGGTGTGGGCGCCCAGCGAGATAGCCGGCGTCCAGGTTCCGGCCGGCAGGGTGATCTCCCACTGGTGCACGCCGTCGATCCACAGGGCCAGCTTGCGGGTGGCCGGCGTCCAGCCGAGCGCCACGATGTTGTTCTCGCCCCATACCGGCACCGACCCGTAGATCGAATCGCTGTCGTGCAGCACCATACCATCAGCGGTGAAGGCGTAGCTGTTCGGCGAGTCGCCGATGTCGTCGGCGGCCAGATCGTGGGAGGTATTGAACACCCCCAGGCGCATGGTCCCGCTGCCGCCGACGCTGAAGCGGAACTCGAGGAATTGCTGGGCCAGCTCGGCCTCGGTACGCAGCGGATGGGCCAGCGGCACGCGCGAGCTTGGCGCCACGGTGAAGCCGCTGGCGCTGTAGCCGTCCTCGGTGAGCGTCACCGCGTTGTAGCCGGCGCCAAACGCCGTCGCCTGGTAGTCGCAGCTGAAGTTGCCACGCACCAGCTCGCGGTAGTACCGCAGCCAGTTCTGGGTCTTGCCGGGGTAGGTCTGGAAGATCGCCAGGTCGTCAATCTGGCCACGGAAGAAGCGGGAGTTGGCATCGGCAGCGATGCACACGCGGGCCAAGTCTGGGGCGGCAAGGGTGGCCGTCACCTTGGCCGCCAGGCGCCCATCAAGAAACAGGCGGATGGCAGTGGCTGTGACTTCCAGCGCCAGGAAGTGGCGGGCGGTGTCGAGCACGCGCACCTTCGTCTCCACGGTCACGGTGTTGCCGCTGGAGTCGGTGTAGGTCAGGGACAGGAAGCTGCGGTTGAGGCCGGCGGCCACCCGGGTGCCGCCGACGCAATACTGGGTGAACAGGCGGGCCGCCGTGGAGTTGTCGGCGAGCACCGAACCGTCCGCACGCCAGAAGGTCATCAGCGCGAGGAAGTTGGCGCCCAGGCTGGTACCCTGGCCGAGCACCAGGCGGTCGGAGGTACCGTTGAAGTTGCGGCAGGTGGCGGAGCCGGGTGAGGCCGTCGGCGTCGGCACCCTGGTGGTGCCGACGTATTGGCCGTTCTGGCCTACAGAAGAGAGTGCGACGCGCGCAGGCATCAGTCAGCCATCCTTATGAAGCTCCATGGTACCGCCTCGTCCAGCAGGCGCTGCGGGCCAGCGTCCTGCGTGCTGGCGTAGTCTACCTGCCGGCCGAACCACAGAGTAGCCCTATTGCTCTGCCCTGTGGCATTCAGGGTCACAACCTGCACGTATCCAGAGGTCGGCAGCCCGCCGACCACGTCGCCCACGGCGAAGGTGTAGGAGTTGCCGACGATGGTTCCGGACACCGCCTTCTGGGCACCGGTGTCATCGTAAAGATAGACACGGTAGGTGGTATCGCCAGGCTTGGCCAGCGGCGTGTCGTCCTGGAAGTAGATGTAATCCTCCTGCTCCTTGTTGGAGTGGTTCCAGGTGACCGCGATCTCGTTGGCCGGCACCTTGCCGGGCACTGTGCTGCCGTTGACCTTCAGGTTGCGCACCGGGTAGGCGTACAAGGGGCGGGCGTTCGTGGTGCTGCCGTTGGTGGTCAGGGTCACGACCGGGGCGCTGAGCGGGTCCAGGGTGCCGGCCATGGCCCGGGTGATCAGCTTGGCCTTGTAGGTGCCGCTGGCGAACGGCAGCAGCTGGGTCGGCGTGCGACCCAGGGCATCGGCCATGAACCAGACCCTGGCGCCGGCCAGGTGGCGCTCGGCGGTTGTGTCGAGCAGAGCCCGCTTTACGCCGGTGATGGCCCAGGTGCCATCCAGCCGCTGCACCGCTGCGGTGAACCCCATGATCTCGTTGTCGACGACCACCATGCCGGCGCCCAGGTAGCGCAGGTCGTTGGCCGTGCCCACCGGCACTTCGGTGAGGCCCGTCAGGTCGGTCAGGATCAGGCTGCCGCTGGCGTCCTGGCCGGCGCTCTCCAGGTAGTCATAGAGCAGCTTTCCGGTCGGGGTGAAAGGCTGGCTGTCCGGAGCAGGCAGGTATTGGCCGCCAAGGGAGGGGTCGGTGTACTGCACGTCGTAGGACAGGTGGGCCGCGTTGGGCTCCTCCACCATCAGCATCGGTACTGCCGCCAGAGGGCCCGGCACGTCAGGGTCCTGCTTCAAGATCCAGTACGGGCTGAACTCCATGCGGTAGGCAGTGGGCGGCAGCGCGGTCTTGTTGATCGGCGTCCAGCCGCTGCCACCACCCTCGGTGTACAGCGCTTCGCCCAGGCCGAACACGTCCTGGGCGCAGGTGACCACGATCTTACCGTCTTTGAACGAGCCAATGCTCCGCTCCATGACGATCATCGGCATGTTCTCGATGTTGCCGTCCGGGAACTCCCAGTCGAATACCAGCCGATCCACCGGCGCCAGATCGTAGAAGCTGCGGTCCAGCTCCAGCTGCACGCGGGCGTAAGGGTAGCTGAGCGAGCGCATGTCCCTGGTGCAGACGGTCTTCGCCAGGTGGGGCTGGGTGAAACCAGGGTAGGCGGCCGTGACGGTTACCCGCTGGTTGTCGCGGTTCTGGAAGGCAGCGGTGTCCTGCACGCGCACCGGCAGGTTCTTGCCCTGGTACTCCTCCGAGGAGTAGGTGACGATCATCTCGTTGACCAGCTCGTCGGCCGTCGGCCGGGTGAACTTGATCAGCTGGGCATTCTTCTTGTTGACGCGCGGCAGGGTGTCGATGTCGTAGTCGGCCCGGATCAGCCGCATCGTCCATTTGCCGTTGGTGGGGTTGATGAAGGTGATCGACTCCACATGGCGGTCGATCTCCTTGAGCATATCCTCGAGGGATTTGGTGTTGTCCCACACCATCGAGATGCCCAGGCCCTCGCCGTGTATCTTCTCGGCGCAGCTGCGGAAGCTGGCCACGTCGATCTCGTCAGCGGTAAGGCCCATGCCGAAGGCGCTGTTGGTCAGCAGCTCGTACTGGATCTCGGCGGCGTTGGCCTCGCCGTTGATGTTGTAGTAGACGGTGGACAGGCCGCGAGGCAGGCGCTCGATCTGGGCGATCCAGTTCTGCAGGACGGTCTGGGTGCCGTGGTAGCCCCGGTTCCAGGAGACGCCGCAGACGCCGCGATAGGCCGGCATGCGGGAGCCGAGCTTGCTGCGCAGGTAGCTGTTCTGGCCCTGCGCGCGAGCACCGCTCATGAAGGTGAAGGTGCCGACCATGCCGCCGCCTTCTTCCTCCCCGCCCCACAGATCACCCCTGCTGATCGAGCCGTTGCCGCCTGCAAGGGAGCCGGACCAGACGATCTCGGCCGAGCCGTTGGAGCCAGCGACGGCGATCTTCTTGAGGATGGTGTTGTCGTCGCCGTAGCCGAAGACCAGGTGGAAGCCGAGGGAATACTTGTAGCCGATCACCTGCGTCTTCGAGACGAACATGCCCTTGATCTTCTTCTTGATCTTGGAAATTTTCAGATCGCCGTACCAAACCAGGTTGGGACCATCAAGCCATGGTTTGCCCCAGAATACAGGCACAGGCCGATCCTGCTCAGCAGTCGGGACGTTGAAGTCGCCCAGGCCTGGCTTCTTCGGAGGCTTCGGCACCGGCCGGGTCACCTCCATGATGATCATCAGGATCAGGATGATGATGTATTGCATAGGTCAGATCCCATCCACGAAGACGTTGTCAGCCGGCGACCAGGTGAACCCGAGGTGGTTCAGGCCGTTGCCGAACTTATCCCAGCAGGTGTTCAAGGTGCGATCGCAGCCAGCGTAGGCGGAGACCATGCTACCCAGTGCCACCCCTTCCATGCCGTGCATCAGGGTCACCGTGTCCCCGACGTGGTCGATCACGAAGTAGGCCGCGTTGCCTACCTCTATGAAGCCATACTTGAAATAGCCGTTGGGCTTGGTGCCGAATGCTCCGGAGGAGATATTGGTGCCGTTGATAGCCTGCAGGGTGCCAGTAACCCGCCAGTCGGTCTTCTGCAGCGTGCAGCCGGCATCGTAGACGAAGTGGTTGCACTGCACCTGGTACCAGACGTTCAGCCCGCCGCGCTTGGTCATGGCATACATGCTGTCGCAGGAGAGAACCGCCTTGGCTCCCTCCCAGGAGCATCCGCGCACCCGGCCGAAGAACACCGGGTAGACATCGAGGTCGCTATCTCCCCGGTGCCGGCGGAATACAGTGATCAGCATCGAGCGGCGCGGGACGATGATCTTGAAGTTCGAGAGGATGTCCAGGTCGGCCTGCACCCCGATCTCCAGGGTGTCCTCGCCGGAGAAGTCCTTCTTGAAGGTGAAGTCACCGCGCTCCATGACCTTGGGGGTGTACTCGAAACCCTGGTAGGTCAAGGGGAGGCGCATGGGGGTATAGCGGTAGGTTTCCCCGCCCACGATGTGGAACTGGTAGAACTCCTCGGGGCGGCCTCTCCAGGCGCTCCGCTCCTTGTCATCAAACGCCATCCGTCAGCAGCCTCATATTCTGGTTGGCCAGCACCAGCTTGTCGCTGCGCCAGTCCAGTTCGATGTCATCCGCATCCAGGCGATGCTCCCCCAGGAACGATACCATCTCCACGTCCCGCGGCTCGATCACCCGTGAAATTTCCTGGTCGAGCCCCAGGATCTCGGTCGCACTGGTGGGGCCTGCTGCAGCCGTTGTGATCCGGCGCATGATGCGGCTGCCGTCACGCAGGAACATGATCAGATCCTGGCGCCCGTAGCGGGTCTGGTAGAAGTTGCGGTACCCGATGTTCTTCACTTCGATGGAGGTGTTGCCCACCTCCACCTTGGCCACCAAGGTGAAATCGTTCTTCCAGCTCGGCGACCAGAACGGCACCACGCGCCCGCGCCGGCTGTACAGCCAGCACCGGAACTGGTGGATGCGCTGCTTGCTGTTCAGGAACCAGGCGTGCGTGCGGACGATGTTCGGGACGTCGTTGTTCAGCACGGTGAAGCGCGACTTCAGCTCGGTCTCGAAGATGTCCAGGTTGCGGATGTTCCGCTCGTCCAGGGCGCTCACCCAGTTCGGCGCGATCAGCAGCAAGGGCGATCCACGGTAGGTGCCAGGGAACTCGAACGGGGTCTCCACCTCTACGTCGGTCAGCACGAAGTCCAGCTTCACCTCGGCCAGGTCGGCATGGGTCCAGGTGCTGCTGGTTTCCTGCGGCAGGCGGGCGGCCCGGCAGGCAGCGACCAGCGTGCCCTTGCCCCAGCCCTGCATGAGCGGGCGCTTGGTGATGATCCGGTCGGCGAGGATCTGCTCCACCTCCACGGTCTCGAAGTAGTCGAACCCGGCCCAGAGCACAGCCATCCCGCCCACGCGGAAGCCGGCATAGGCCGTTTGGCACATGACCGTGTTGAGACCCGGGTAGGCCGGCTCTGTCAGGTTGTCGTGACGGTGCCACAAGGGGAGCTGGTAGATGCGGTGCTGCCAGCCCCACAGCAGGCTGGACAGATTGTGCAGCTTGTCCGAGTGCTGCTGCACGGTCATCGACAGCGTGGTGTCAGGCCACTCGTTGAGGGCCATGCGCTGTTCGGTGCCATCCTTCGAGGTGATGATGTCGGACACCCAGGACAGCTTCTCGATGTAGCTCTTCGAGGTGTCCGGCATCAGGCTGAACACCACCGAGCGAATGCCGGTGACCTGCAGGGACACGTCCTTCACGCCCACGGCGTCGAACAGGAAGCGCGCGTCGATGTTGGTGGGTCCGGTGGTGGCCACGCTCACGTCGATGGTCAGGGCCTGCAGCGGCTGCAGCACGAACGGCGTGGCCGGCACGTTGAGATCCACGCCGTCGTCGTTGGTGCGGGTGATCTGCTGCACGGTCACCGCCGTGAAGCTGGAGTTCCACAGCTCTACCTGGCGGGTCTGGCTGTTCAGGACGTTGCCCATGTTCAGCAGGCTGGGGTTGAGTTGCAGCTTGCCGTAGAGCAGGTCCGTGAAGGTCATACCCCGCCGGCGCGGGCACACCACTACCTTCGGCACGCCCTGCAAGGTGCGCCGGGTGTTGATCCTGCGGAGGTCGTAGCCGGGGCCGTTGTTGAACGTGGCTACGCGGTACAGGCCGAACCCTTGCCACGGGTAAAACCAGGTGTTCCGGTCGTACCGGTTGGTGTCCATGATGTCGACCCAGTCGACATCGGGGCGGATAGGGTCGGTGTACGCGCTGCGCGGCGGCAGGATGTGCGCCGAGGTCTCCTTGACCGCCATTACTGTCTCCTTACCGCGACACCTGTACCGTAGTAGTTGAAGCTCTCGTCAGCCGGGTTGTTCGCCAGCGTGCCGTAGTTGTAGATGTTGAACGGCGAGATCCGGTGGTGCGAGGGGAAGGCCTGGTAGGTATCGCCCACCCCGGCCACCTGGTCACCAGCAGCATAGGCCTTCAGGCTGAGCCTGCCGACATGCGGGATGAAACCGATCAGCTCGTAGCCGGCGCCCTCACCCATCGCCTTGTAGGCGCCGATGGGCCACAGCACCGTGCGGCCCTCCTGCTCCAGGTACGAGACGTTGGTCAAGTTGAGGAAACCACTCACCGCCGGGTTGCCATAGGTGGAGTCTGGCACCGGCAGGCCCAGGTTGGCCCAGTAGTTGCCGTTGCCGTAGCTGTTCACCGCGCCAGGAGTCATCATCGTGTGGTTCCAGCCGTCGAGCTGGTCGCTGGCGGTCCAGCGGGTGTCCACCAGACGCACAAAGCAGGTAGCGCAGTCGTTGCTGATGTACGAGGCGTTCGGGATCGGGATGGTGCCGAACAGCGCCTCCTGTGGCTCCCCGTAGCTCTTGTTGAACGAGCGGCTACCGAAGAAGAACTGGCCGCCAGCCTGCACCTCCTGGCACATTTCCAGGTTGCCGAAGGCCAGCCACTGGAACTTGTTGGCCGAGGTCTCCATGATCAGGAAAACCGCCGTCGGGTCGTCCAGGATGAACAGCCAGTAGCGCGAGATGGCGCCGGGCGCGGTGATCATCGAGGCGAGACCCTTCAGCTCGGTTGAGCCTGGCGCACCTGGTTGGTTGTGCCAGGAACGGGACATGTTCACGCCGGTGCCGCAGTTCATGGCGATCCAATTTGGACGCCAGGTCTGCGTGGGGTTGCCGTAGGTATAGTTCCAGTTCCAGGTACCCTGGCGCGCGGAGCGCTCAGCGGCAAGGGCGACTGGCACTTCGTTGTTGAAGCCGGTGCGCAGGTTGACGGTCAGGCCACCCTTGCTCATGTGGCAGCGCACGCCGCCAGAGCTACCCTCGTTATCGTTGTAGTTGACTGTCCAGCCCTGGGCCGCCATCGCCGTGCGCAGCTTGCCCAGCATGTTGTTGACGTCCGGGGCGGAGCCTTCCTCGTAGTGCGCCATCAGAGCAGCTCCATGCCGGCGAAGTCCTCGGGCGAGCTGCGGTAGACGTTGGTCCCCGCAACATAGCGCTTGCCCGTATCGGTGTGAATGATGATGTCCTCGGGCTGCACGTTACCGTAACCGGAGAAAGCCAGGTAGCCGTCCACCTCACCCAGGTCGGGGGTCAAGGTGACAGGCAGCAGCGGGGTACTGCCGTCGAGGTTCTCCCGCACGCGCTGCATGCCGTTACCGCGGTACGGCCAGATTGAGTTGAGGTTGCTGTTCATCCAGCCGCCACCGTTCCAGGAATCCTGGCGTGAGTTGTTCGTGCGCACGACGTGGCCCTGCCAGTAGCCGTCACGGTTGAGCGCCATCATCGGGGAGCGCTCGGGGTCGCCTGCGCGGGCCGCCCAGAAGTTGGAGTTGGCCACCGACAGGCTCGACCAGTTGGTCTCCGAGTTGCCGGCAGATCCGCCGCACAGGAGGAAGTAGGGCTGGTACTTGGGCGAGCCCCACGGCGCGCCGAGGCCGAGGAACATGTCCATGTAGTAGTTGTTGTTCCGCACCTTGAGGGTGATCTTGCGGCCGGTGACGGACAGCCAGTAGGAGATCTCACCCGACCACAGCAGCAGGTAGGGGCGCTTGTTCGCCACCAGAATGTTCGGCTGCTCGTCGTAGGTCAGGCCGGCGGCATAGCCGCGCATACCCGCCAGCTCCCAGGCAGCGGTCGAGGCGCCGTTGTTCCAGCTGCGGCGGATGCCACACATAATCTCGTCGGTGCCGGCCAGGCCTGGGCCTTGGAAGATCCACTCGCTGTCGCTCTCCGGGATCGGCGTGCCGAACTGGTTGCTGGCGGCCATCTTCGGGTCGCGCTTGGTGACCCAGTGCTGGTTGAGCGCCCGCAGCGGGTTGCGGGTGGTGTGTACCACCACGGTGTCGCCCAGGGCGAACTGCTGGCCGGCGTTGGACGTGTCGCCGCGGGCAAGGGTGAGGCTCAGCACTGGGATGTCGAGCACGGTGCCCTGGGTGTAGTCACCATGGGCGCCGGAGACGCTGCCGACCACGGAGAAGACCGCCGGGATCTCCGGCTGCACGCTCGGGATCAGGGCCTGGCCTGCTGTGGTACAGGTCAGGGTGATGGTCTCGGTCTGGGTGTTCACCTTGCCCGCTACGGCGGTCAGCTTAGGCTTGGCCGGGGCGCTGTAGTCCACGATCTTCAGCTGGTATTCATCGCCCGGCGCATAGTCGGTGGTGCCGAAGTCCAGGTAGAACTGCACCTGCGAGTCCAGGTACACCTGGTTGACGGTGGCGTCGGCCAGCACCCCGCGCAGGGAGGACACCACCCCGAAGCCCCCGCCGCGAGAGGCGGCGGCTTCGCAGGTGATGGTGTAGCTCTCGCCAGTCAGGCCGCCGGCCGGCAGCTGGATGTCCAGGAGCTTCCCATTGCCGGAGCCGGTGTAGTAGGCCCGACCGACACTCCCGACGCCGGTGACGAAGTTCTTCACCCGTTGGTAGAGGTCGTATTCCCTGGCCGCGCGGCCGACGATGAAAGGCATTCCCTTCCCCTTAGTTGCTGTTGCCCAGAGCGCCCCGAGCCTTCAGACGGTTGATCATCAGATCCTCGCCCTCGCGCGTCTGCATGGCGGCGTAGACCTGCGATTTGTCGGTGATGTTGACGTTCTTCAGGTTCACTGTCACGGGACTATTGCCCTGGCCGCCGGATTTGGCGACGCTGTTGGCCGCCGACGCCTGCGCCCGTTGCGTGGCATTGTAGCTTTCGTCCACCACCCCGCCAACGGCCCGAGCAAACAACTTGCCGCTATTTGCGGCATTCAACCAGTTGGTGCCCAGAGCGTCCATGGCCTTGGTGTTCAACACGCCTTCGCCAGGCGCCAGCATGCCAAGGCGGCCGGAGCCACTCACCTTGACCGGGACACTGTCCACGCCTTTCGGGCCGGAGCCGCGGACAAGGCCGGATTTGGTGATGTGGCCACCGCCCGCCATGCCGAAACTGCTGCCGGCCATCGCGCCCAGCTGAGGCATGCCGAAATATGCGCCCACCAGGGTGCCCAGCAGCGCACCCCAACCAGCACCCTTCTTGCCGCCGACGGCTCCGCCAAGCGCAGCGCCAATACCGGCACCACCCAGAGCACCGCCCCAGCCGCCAGCCCAGCCACCTTGCTGGGTAGTGGCCCCGCCCAGGACGCCGGCCGGCGCACCGTTGGTGGCACCAGGGATGCCGCCAACGCCAGGCATTGATGAACCAGGGATGCCACCGGTTACCGTGACCGACCCGGCCTGTACCATCATCGTGCCGACCGAGGTGGAGCCGCCGGCCACGGAGTTACCCGCGCCACCACCTCCACCCAGCATGCCGAGGATTCCACTCAGGAATCCACCGCCGCCCTGCCCGCCACCTTCTGTGCCGGCGGCAGTCTTGCCCTGGCCGCCGAAGCCGAACATGTTGTTGATGCCGCCCCAGATCGAGCCCAGCACACCGCCGAACCCGCCGCCACCGCCATCCTGGCCAGTGGCGCCTTTGATCAGGCCGATCGCCCCCTCGCGCAGGTTGGTCGAGAAGATGTCGCCCAGCATGCTGGTGGCGGTCTGGTTGATGATGTTCTGCAGGACTTCGCCGAAGTCCTCGCCCTCGTTGATCGCTCGGGCCAGGCCATCACCTACTTCGTCGAGCGCCGACACCAGGGAGCCCCGCAGGTTGTCACCCAGGTGCTCGAAGGTGCGCGTGCTGTTCTCCAACTCGATGATCAGGTTGCGCGGGGAGAAGGCTGCGTAGATGGTGTCCGCCGGGTGGCGGGTCATCTTATCAAGGGCGGCCTGGGTCTCCCCGAGCTGGGTGTCGAGGTCGTCCAGCTCCTGGTTCAGCTTGAGCACCGTCTCGGCGTCGCCCTTGAACAGGGAGTTGTTGGCATCCGCCTGCACCAGAGCCCGCTTCTGCTGCAGCGCGAGGATGTCACGGGTGGCCGCCGAGATCTGCTCCTCGGTGGTGAAGCCGTCTGCACCCAGGTAGGCAGTGTTGAACTTGTCGCCCAACTTCGGCCCTGAGCCAATATCGCGGTACTCCAGATCACGCTGCTGGCGGCGCTGGTCCGCCAGCTTGCGGATGTTCTCCACCTGCTCAGCCAGAGGCTTGTTCAGCTCCTCACGCAGCTTGATCTCGTCGATGATCTGGCTGGTGGTGTAGCCACGGGCCTTCAGCTCCTCTTCCAGCTGGGTGCGCAGTTTCTCCTGGACAGCCGTGTACTTGGCCGACAGCTCCTCGAACTTGGCGATGTCGCCCGTGCGGACAGCCTCGTCGAAGTCCTGCTTGACCTTACGCTGCTCGATGCCGGTCTGGGTGACCGCCACCTTGGCCTGCTTCTTCGCCTCCTGGTCGGCGGCACGCTGGGCTTTCTCGCCGGCCGTGCGCAGCTTGGCCGAGTATTTGGCCAGCTCCTGCTCCTTCTCCATGTCCAGAGTGTCGAGCTTGGCCTGGGCCTCCAGTACGGCTTGCTGCTTGCTGACCGAGGTCTTCGAGCCATCCTCGGCAGCGTCCTCAGCCGCGGCCTTGGCCTGGGCCAGTTCCTTCTCCAGGATCTGGCGTTGGGCGTCGAACAGCTGCACCACGGGGTTGCTCGGCGAATTGCTGGCAAGGAGGGCGAAGTTGTTGCCGTAGTCGGCCTTCTTGATCGCCGTTTCGGCAGCGGTCTTGCTGCTGAGCAGGTCGATGCCGACCAGGTTCTTCTCGTCGCGCTGGCGGCGCTGCTCGGCCTCGGTCACCCGGGCCAGGTTGGCAGCGATCAGGCCGAACGACTTGTCGAGGGACTGGTACTCGCTGGAAGGCACCACGTTGCCCTTGGCGTCGGTGGTGGTCGCGCTAAGGCGGGACAGCAGCGCTGGGTCGTTGCTAGAGATGCCAGCGGCATTGTCCTGCAGCTGCTTGATCTGCGCCGGGCTCAGGCCTATGTCGCGCAGGGTCTGAGCATTGCCCAGGGCCGCCTTGATGTCGGGCGCGTTCAGGCCGCCGAGCAGGGCCTTGGCATCGACCTCGGCCTTGTCACGGGCCTTGCGGTTGTCCTGAAGCTGCTTCATCTCCTGGTCGTAGTTGGACTTGACCGCCTTCTCCTGCTGCTCTATCAGCAGCTGGCGGCGGGCCTGAAGCGCGGCGTTCTTCCGCTGCCACTCGGCCTCAGCTGCCTCGCCGACCTCGTTAGGGGAGCCCAGCGCACGCCACAGGGCATTGGTCCCCCGGTGCAGGATGTCTGGGCGCTCGGCCTGGTGCGCAGCGATCTGCGCATCGACCGACTCCAGGGAACCGCCCAGGCCCGCCAGAATGCCGGCCAACCGATCTTGCGTGGTCAGGCTGATGAACTCCAGGCTGTTGCCGATCTGGCTGACAGCCTGGGCGATCTCCGCCGAGTTGTCCGAGGAGGCAAGGGCGGCCTGCAGCTGGGCGGCCAGGGCCTCGATGTTCTTGCTGCGCTCCTCGGCCTCCAGCGCTGGGCGTTTGTCCACCAGCTCTACGAAGCGGGCGTAGAACTCCTTCAGGCGTTCCTGCACCGCCTCCGGGTCCAGGTCGCTGGTGCCGTCGAGGATCTTCTGCAGCTCGTCAGAGTTCTCGCTGAAGGCCTGCGACATGGCCGCATCCTTCTCGCTGATCTCGTCGCCCGATTCCCTGGCGGCACGGATGCGCTCGGTGACCGACGTGATCATCTGGCGGGTGTTGTCCACGTAGGCTTCCACCGTGGCTTCTACCTGCTCGCGCTGCTTGCCCAAGTTGAACAGCACCTGGTCAGTCACGCCCTCGCCCAGCTGGCCGCCGATCACTCCCTCGATCTGCGAGCGAATGTCGGAGTTGGTGCGCTCGGTGAAGGTCATCGAGGCGTACTGGGTCAGCTGCTCGGAGATCTGCTTGGCCTGCTCCTCGGTCAGCTCGCCGAAGACGTCATTGAGGCCAAGCCGGTAGTTCTCCAGGGTCTCCTGGTACTTGGCGAAGCCGGCGCTGGCGGTACCGGGCTCCGGGTTGGCGGAGTCAGGAGAGAAGGCGTTGACCAGCTCGGTGTTGCGCTGCAGGCGGTCACGGATCTTGGCAGCCTGGCCGCTGGCGGCTTCGGCCTGGGACTTCATCTTCGAGACCTCGTCCTCCGGGATCAGGTCCGTGATGGCCTCTATCACCGAGATCGCGGTCAGCGCCCAGCCAATGAACGGGATGAATCTGCTGCCGATGGTCTTGGCCACGGTGGCACCGCCGACGCCGGCCGCAGCGCCGCCGCCAATGCCCAGGGCCTTGGCTCCTTCCACAGCCGGCGCTACCGCCTTGCTGATACCCGCGATCCACTTCATGGCGCGGCCCACCAGCAGCAGGGTGGCCGCAATACCGGCCGCATCGCCCACGCCGAACTCGCCGGAGTCATCGAACTGGTAGCCGCCAGACAGGTAGCCGCCGGCCGTGCCGCCGAGCAGAGCGCCGATGGCCTTGCCGCGGAAGCCTTTGCCGGAAATCGCACCAGCCACACCGCCAGCCAGGGCGCCACCGAACACCTGGTTGAGGCTGCCCTCGCCGGTGGCCCGCAGCTGTAGATCCAGCTCGCCCAGCTTCTCGATCAGGTCAGTGGCACCTTGAGCACCTGCGGCGAGCTGGCGCACCAGCCCGTTCGACATCTGCTCGGCCAGCACCACGATGGACGCGCCCAGGTTTTCAAGGGAGGCGGCCAACGACTGCATCTGGATCTCGGCGCCCTCGGCCGCGGCCTGGCCGAAGGTAATCTTGCTCTCAGCCTCCTCCAGCTCCTTGAAGTTGGAGAGCAGGCCCTGGATGGCGTTGAAGGCACGGATGTCCACGCCGCGCTGCAGGGTCTTCTGACCCTCGTCGTTGAAGCCCAGGCGCTGCAGCTCGCCCAGCGCCGCCAGCAGCGGGTTCTGAGCGTTGGTGAAGCCGAAGAAGCGCTGCTGGATCTGATCGGCGCCCAGATTCTCGCCCATCTCCTTGTAGCGCCTGCCCAGGGCCTTGAGGGTGGCGGTGTCGGGGTTGAACACTTCCAGCATGGCCTGGCGCAGGCCGGTAGCCACGGTGGACGGTTTCACACCGGCGTTCCGCAGGGTCGTCACCGCCGCCAGCATCTGTTCGAGGTCGATGTTGTAGCTGGCCGCCGTCTGGCTGGTCAGAGACAGGATCGTCTTGAGATCCTCGGCCGTCAGCTTGGACAGGTTGATCGCCTTGGTCAGCTGATCGGCGATGGTGGCGTCTTCCAGCTCCTTGTACACCGTGCGGACGGTGGTCAACAGGTCGGCGGCGACCTGCAAGGAGGAGTTGGTGGCCGAGGCGAACCGGGCGGTAGAGGACAGAACCGAATCCATCTCCGCTGGAGCAACGCCGGCCTGGCCGAGGATCTCGGCCGCCGCCGCGATCTCGCGGGTCGAGAAGTTGGTGTTGAGCGCGACCTCGCGGATGCTCCGCGAGATGGCCTTCATCTCGATGTCAGTGGCCTGGGTGACCGCCTTGATCGAGTAGAAGGCACGGTCCAGCTCGATGATCTCGGTCTTCAGCTGGGTAACCAGGTTGAGCACCTGGTACAGACCGCCGTAGCCGATGGCGTACCGGCTGAAGGTACCCAGCAGGTTGCCGGCGGCGCTGTACTCGCCATCGCCACGGCCGCCACGGCCGCCGCCAGAGCCGCCAGCACCACCGCCAGCGCCACCGCCAGCGCCAGCGCGCACTGTCCGGATACGGTCAGCCAGAGCGTCACGCTGCGCGCGGATCTGGTTCAGGTTGGCCAGGGCCTCGCGGTACTGCGCAGAGTCGGTACCGTAGGCGGCTGCCAGGTTGAGCCTTTGCTGGCCTTGGCGGTAAGCGCTGCCCAAGCCGCCACGGACGATCCCGATGTCCATGGCGTTGCTGAGGTTACCGATGCCGCCAACCCCGCCGATGATGCGTTGAGCGTCGGCATAGCTGGCGGTCTGCCGAGCGAACGTAGCCCGAGCTTTCTGCTGGGCCTCGTAGGCCTTCTTCTGGTCGTCAAGGCTGGCCTGCTGCAGTTCGCTTTGGCTCTTCAGGAACTTCTGCTGCATCAGCAGCATCTGCTCGCCGTTCTTACGGATACCTTCGTTCAGCACGGTGAGCGCTTTCTCGTTGGCCGCTCTGGTCTTTTCCGCGTTGATCGCCGCGCCGCGAGCGATGCCCTGGCGGACCTGCTCCAGCGGGTCGAGGGTGGTCCGGCTACGGGTCTCGGCGTTGGCGAACCAGGCTTGGTAGCGGCGGTCTTCAGCGGTTTCACGCGGTGACCTGGAGGCGGCAATAGCCCTCCCACGAGCGATCCCCTGGCGGACCTGCTCCAGGGGGTCAAGGGTGGTTCTGCTGCGGGTCTCGGCGTTGGCGAACCAGGCCTGGTAGCGGCGTTCCTCCGGGGAAAGGCGCAGGCTCCGCATGGAACCGGCGCGTAATGTGGCACGGTCACCGTACCCGCCCCTAACCCGAGCGGATGCGTCCATCGTTGCGGCTATACCTGGGCGAAGACCTGCCCCACCACGCATGCCGAAAATCGTCCGATAGGGCTCAGCCTTTTGCTCTGCCTCGCGTCTGCGGGCCTCGGCCTTCAGGGCTTTACGCTGAGCTTGTTCTAACTGCTTTTGCTGGCGCGCAGCAGCTTTTTCCTCGATGCGACCGCGAGCTTCCACCTGCGCAGGCGAGGAGAGACGGTTGAACTCGGTGACCAGGGCCTTACGCGCCTGGTTGGCGGCCTTGATCTCGGCCGCGGCGTCGCCGAAGCCCATCTTGCTCAGGGTGCCGGCGAGGCGGTTGAGGTTCTGGATCTGCAGGCCCAGAGCCTGGCCCGACTTCACCAGGCTGGCACGCTCTTCCTTCTGCAGGCGCAGGTAGCGGCCGGTGTCCTTGTCGTTGACCAGGGAGCGGATCTTCTGCAGGTCGCGGGCGGCTACGCTGGGCAGCCCGGCCAGCTCCTGCAGAACCTTGTTCAGTTCGGCCACATTCCGGTTGGCCTGGGAAATTTGCGGCTCGCGCTGCTTGTAACTGCCGCTGCGCACCGATTCCCTGCCGAATACGCGCAGGGCGGTGCGCAGCTCGTCCTGCATTTTCTCGCCGAGTTGCGGCAAGGCAGGCAAAGAGCGGGTGGCCGAGCGTCCTTTTCCCGAAAGCAGGTCCTGGATGTCGCGGTCGAATTTCTTGATGGTGTCGCGGCGGGTTTTATCGAGCAGGTCGCCCAGGCCGTCGGACTGAGCTACCGACAGAGCCTGACCCAGCTCCTTGCCGGCTTCCTTGAAGGTTTTGGCCAGTTCGCGGCGGATCTTCGACATGGCCTGCGGAGAGACCAAGGCATCGCCCAGGTTGGCGTTGCCAGCCGCTTCCTTGATGGTGGTGCCGAGCGCCTTGGCGAGCTGCTGCTTGAGGGTGGCTTCGTCCAGTACGAGGTTGAGTAGGGCGTCTGCCTGGATCTCGGGCTTCTTGGCCATGTGGTGGTCATCCTGACGGGTGGGTGCGGCGCTCGCCGGAGTATATATCAGCGCGGGCCGAAGAGTTTCTCCAGCTCAGCCCATGCCGGATCGTCATCGGAGGCCTGGCTCAGGTCGATCAGCTCGGTGTCACCACCTTTGCCGCCACCCATCCACGGGGCCGATGCCGCCTGCAGCTGGATCAGGCTCTTGTTCCAGCGCTCCTGCAGGAACAGCTGGCTGATGTTGTCGGTCACCAGGTAGTCCTGCTCGCAGTAGATCTGCCGGGCAAGGGTGGCGTTGAACCCTACCGCCGCCAGCAGGCGCTCAGCCGCGTGCATGCCCTCGATCCACTCGATCATCTCTTTGCCGAAGGCCGCAGATTGCTTCTTGCGCGGGGCCTGTGCGGGCTCCTCGCTCTCTGGGTGGCGCTCGCGGTTTTCCGCGATCAGCCTGGCGCAGATGGCCTCCAGGCGGGCCTTCTTGATCTTGATCTTGAGGTAGTCGAAAACGTCCTGTACCGCCGCGCCGAGGGTCACCCCAGGGTTGGCTTCCAGGGTCAGGCGCAGCATCTCCCGCTCCATGGCGGTGAACCGCGACCCCTCTGCGTCGATCTGGTGGAGCTGGAAGAACAGACTGCTCATGCCGCCTCCAAAAAGAAGGCCCGACGAATCGGGCCTTCTGTGTTGCTACCGCCCTTACGGAGCGCCGAACGAGATCCGGCCAGCCGGGTGGTTCGGGATGATGCCCGCGAGGTGTGCCAGGGGGCCGCCAACGGCGTAGTCGTCGGCAGTCGGTTCCAGGATCTCGATGGTGAGGTTCTGGGAGCCGTAGTCCTGGTTGTTGGTCTCGTAGGACATACCCGAGGAGATGGCAGCCTTCCACAGGTCGAACACGCGCGGGCGACCGTTGGCGTAGTTGCGCTGCAGCACCTGCACACCGAAGTATTTCACCGAGTCCACAGCGCCGAGCGGGATAGGCTGAGCGTTGAACACCTCGACCACGTTGACTGCGGGGTCGTAGGCGTGCAGGGTCGGGGTCTGGGCGTTCAGGGTGAGGGTGTTGGTAGCGACGCTATCCACGATCACCACCGACAGCTCTTCCGGCTTGCCTTTCGGGTAGACAACGAGGGTGTCGCCAGCCACGATGCCGGCAGCAGAATCCACTACCAGGCTGGTAGCGCCTACCAGGGCAGCGGTGCTCAGGGTAGTTGCGACATCCGCCGGGTTGGAGGCGGCGACGCCCTGACCCAGCAGCACCTGCATGTTGCGGCGGCTGACTTCGCGCAGTACGCCGGTCACCGAGGAGGTCTGGCTGGCGATTGCAGTGTCAATGAGTTTGCGCGGGAAACCACCTTCCAAACGGACGGCTTCCTGGGCTACCTCGACAGTGACGGTATCGACGAGACCTACCGAGTGAGCGGGCATCGCTTTGCCAGAGGCGGACAGCGGCATGATGCGGAGTTCCGCAGTGCCCAGGTTGAACGCCTTGGTTTTTGCTTGGCCAAGAGACATAGCTCAGCACTCCCTATTGCTTGATTTTCCTTAACGCCTGCTGCGCCCTGATTCCCAGGGCCGCTGCAAGCTGGCTGATCAGCGGGCGCGGAGGTTGCCCACCCTTGCCTGCCTCCATCACGGCCACTATACCAGCGGGCGTGAGGTTTTTCCCTGCCGAACCTCGAACAAAGGTTGGTTCCCCTTGTACGAAGCTGTTTCGCATCAGGCCGTCGATCACTGGGTCACCCGTAAACGGGGTGGTGATCGTCGAGCTGACCCGAACCTGCGCACGGGCCGTGGCGGAGCTAGGCTCAGCCTTGACCTTCGATAGCCTAGCCGACTTCACGCCGGTAGACACCTTTAGCAGATACTTGCCGGTGGCTCCCGAGCGCTTCCAAAAGAGGCCCTCGGTTCCTGCAAAATTCCGTTTCTTCGAGGCCCTGTACCTGCTGGTCAGGGCGCTCCAGTAGCTGATGACCACCGCTCCGAAGCGCGTGCTGACGGTAGGTGCTGCTCCACTCTCGGCCCCGGGCACACCATCATCGACAAGGCGGGCGGCGTGGCCGATAGCTTCCTGGAAGTGGTCGGTGACCACGTTGGCCATCTCGCGGCCGGTGAAACGCCGGAACTGGTTCTCCAGCTGCTTGAGCACCCGCGGGTCACGCGCGGCGGCGCGCTTGATGGCCTCGGTGCCGAGGGTGACCTTACGGGTGGTGACCTTGGTGGTAGCCATACGTCACGCTATGACCTTGCCTTCGATCTGCAGCAGCCGGATTCCGCTCTGCTTCTCGAACATCTGCGGGCCGGTATCTACGCTGCCGATGACCAGGACACCGATCTGTTCACCCGGGTCCTGGCCTTCCTCCACTTCGCTGTAGTCGAACAGCTCGAAGCTGTCGCCGGACTTGAACAGGTCCCCCAGATCAGTGATCAGGTCGGTCATGGCATAGTTTCCGGCGTCGTCTGTGGTCTTGGCTCCGACCAGGAACGTGACGTCGTACAAGGGGTGGCGCGGGGCCTCGCTGAGCAGGGTGTACTGGTAGGCCAGGGCGTGCTCGGTGCCAGCCTGCCACTGGCGCTCGTTGGTGGCGTCGTCCAGGTCGAAGGCGCGCACAGGGTTAGCGCTCGGAGCGGCGGCAGACAGCTCGGCAGCCAGGTCGTTGACCAGCTTGTCCAGGGTGCTCTTGAAGGCCATCTCGACCTGGCGGCGGCTCATGCTTGCTCGCGCTCCTGTGCACGTACCATCAGCAGATCCAGGAACGAGCTGACCTCCCGGACGATGAAGCGCTGACCGTACTGGTCTTCGATGATGGTGTCGAGATCCACCTCGGTCCCGCGCGGCAGATACCAGCTGCCAATGGTGTAGTCAACGGCCGGCAGCTCCCGCGATTCGGTACTCGAGTACCGGCTGAAGTCCCCCCAGGTGGTACCCATGAGCACGTCTGCTTGGTCGGTGTAACCGACACCGCTGGCGCGCTTCTTGGAGCCTCCCTTCTTGTAGAGCTTGACCGTGTACCGCGCCTCGCGCAGCACCACCGGCGTACCGTACACCCCGCTGGCGTCGGCGTCAGCGTTCTCGCCTTCGATCAGCCAGACACCTTCCACGCCCGGGATCTGCAGCACGGCCAGATTGCGGTCGAGGTCGAACTCGCCTGGGCAGAGAAATATCCGCTTCTTCTGCCCGAAGTCGCGGTCGCTGATAAAGCGATCGTAGACCTGCAGCGAGCCCTTTACACCCGTAGGCTCGAATGCGCTGGTAGCCCAATTCCACTTCTGCAGCTCGTGCGAAGCGAACTTGGAATAGGACTTGCGCAGGTCCATTACGTGTCGAAGCCTTCGTTGGTGACCGGGTCAGTGGTCGGCGTGGCGAGGCTGATCAAGGTGAAGGCGTCAGCGGTCGCGGCCGGGTCTATGTCAGGGTCGAGATCCGCGACCATGGAGCGGTAGTATTCAGCCTTGGCCTGGCAGTTGGCCGCCAAGGCTTCCCAGTCGAAGTTGGTGAAGCGCCGCTGCTCGGCTTTACCGTCGCTGTACAGCTGCGCAAAGGCCAGAACCTTGCGGGCGTACTCGGCGGCGCACCACCATTTGCAGTAGGTCTGGATGGCCTTCTGCAGTGTCAATTGTTCGGGGGTTGGCGTGCCGCTCGGGCTGAGCTTGTCAGCCCAGGACGGCAACCAGGTGGCCAGGTCCAGGCCCAACTCGGTAGCCAGATCCGCGTCGAGCATCGCCTGATCGCCGATGTCGGTGGAGTCCACCCCCAGAGCGCCGCGAACGGCTTCCGTGGTGGTGAACTGCGGGTTGGTACCGATCTGGGCCATGGACGGCTCCTTACTTGGCTTTCTTGGTGCTGTCGACCTTGATCAGGCCGGCGGCGAACTGCACGGTGTACCAGTCACCGCGGCGAACGTCGAAGCCGTTCAGCTCGCAGGTCGGCTCGGGGGTGATCAGCGCACCGTCCAGCGAGCGCAGGTTCTGACCAGTGGTGCTCACCAGGCGCAGGATGGTCTTACGCGGGATCTTCTCACCGTCCTCGTCGACGAAGATGGGCACGAACTGCGCGTCTTCCTCGGCCTGGGCGCGGGCAGCGGCTTCAGCTTCGGTCGGGCTCTGGGCCTGGCCAGCGGTGGCAGCAGCCTCGTCAAGCTGAGCTTGAGCATTGGCCTGGGCGGTGTTCTGCTGCTGATCCTTGGCGGCGGCCTCGGCGGCTTCAGCTTCGGTCAGCGCAGCCGAGGCAGCAGCAGCAGCTTCATCGTCGGTCTTGGCCTGAGCCTTGACCTCGTCGGTAGCATCCGGCTTTTCCGCTTCCAGCTTGGAAGCAGCAGCCTTCTCAGCCGCCAGGCGGGAAGCCTCGCGCAGCTCGTCGAGAGTCGGGGCAGCAGCCGGCTGGGTTTGTTGATTCTGGTTCTGGGTCTTAGCCATGATCCAATTCCTCTTTACCTGATCTGGAGAAACAAGGAGGGCCGAAGCCCTCCCTGTTGACCTGTGAGTTAGACGGTCAGTGCCATCTTCTCAAAGGCGGTCGGGTACAGCGAATGGGCCATCTCGGCGTAGTCGATACGGAAGGCCTTGGCCTTACGCAGGACGAACTCCTGGACCGCGCTGTAGTTCGCGCTCACGTTGATCACGCGGCGGATGCCGTAGCGGGTATCCAGGGCGACCACGGTGTTGGCGCCGCTGACCACGGTGTCGACCAGGAACACCGGCACTTGCTTGGCGTTCAGGTTGTCCACGGTCATGTCGACGGCGAAGTTCGAGCCTTCGCCGAAGTAGACGGTGTCACGGGTCGGTTTGCCCGAACGGGTTTCCAGCGCGAGGGCGGTATCCAGGTCGGTGATCGCGTAGTTCAGCGACTTGCGACGGAAGTCCTTGCGCAGGAACTTGATCCAGGCCTTGTGGGTGATGGTGCCGGCGGTGGTGATCGCCGAGTCCAGGGACTGGGCAGTGTAGCCGCTCAGGCCAGCTTCGCCCCAGTCCGGATCGCCGTTCAGGATGGCGCCCAGCTGCTCTTGCACCATGCGGTAACGCTCACCACGGGCCTGAGCCGTCATGATGATGTTCACCAGGTCAAGGGTGGTGGTGGCCAGCGCCTCGTCCGAGATCATCAGACCGATGGACTTGGTCGGCACCTTACGGGTCACGGAGCTGGTGGTGATGCTGACCATCGCGTCCGGTTCAGCCAGTTCGCTGATGCGGTTGCTGGCCGACTCTTCCGGGTACTTGACGTTGATGGACGGCTGCTCGAAGCGCGGGCCGTTGATGACCTGGGTCATCGCCACCATGTTCTCGTAGTTGCGGAAGTAGTCGTCCTTCGACTCGCGCAGCTCCGCCTCGATGGTCCGCAGGATGATCTCCGGGAACAGGATGCGGCCGGCGGCGGAACGATCGTTACCGTCGGTGTTGGTGATGGCACCCATGGACACGCCATGGTTCAGCACCTCGGACATGGTCGGCGCACGCAGACCGGTACCGTGGTCGTAGCCCATCAGAATGCCGTTGTTCTGCATGATCTGAGAGATCACGCTGCCGAACTTGGCCTCGTCGGTTTGCGAACCGTACAGGTGGGTCAGGTGCTGACTCATGGACAGGCCGCGGGTAGCGGCAGCGTCGTACATCATGAGGTCGAGATCGACCTCCATCAGCGCGCCGGCCTGATCGCGGATTTTTACTTTGGCTTGGTTCAGATCCATTGCTCTCTACTCCTAGAGTTTCCGGTGAGTGAGGGAGTGCGCCTTAGCGCACACGCTCACAGAGGACGACTGCGCCGACGCCGCTACCGGACAGGATCGACACGATACGCCATTTGTTCAGTGCAGCCGCGCGGTTGGCGTTGGCAATGCAGCGAACCTTGGCATAACCGGTGGTTTCCTTACCGGCCGGGCCGTTCAGGGTGCCAAGGGCAGCCTGGGTACCGGATACGACATACTTGCCGATGGCCGGGGCCTCGGTGATGTCGTCGATGATGCCGAGGAACTGGCCGTCATCGCGGATGGTGCCGATCTGGTAGCCGTTGTTCACGGTGGACTGTTGGGCGGCCAGGGCCTCGAAGATCTCCTCGATCTCGTCACCGGCGGCGCAGACATCATAGGTGGAGTCCGCAGCCAGTTTCAGCGGCTTGCCTTTGTCCTTGTCGGTGAAGGTACCCTTGTTGCCAGAGGAGCCGAGGGCAGCTTCACGGTAGTTCCAGGCGGAACCGATTTTCAAACCACGTTTGTAGGCGGGCATGAGTCTCTATCTCCCTATCAGAGTTTGCCGGTCAGGTTGCGGGCAGCTTCCATTACCGGAGTCGGCGACAGAGTAGCAGAAGCGCTAGGCTGTGCTGACGTCGGCTTCGAGACTTGCCCCGCCTTGATCCGCTCTTTGAAGACAGCGTCGAGCTTGTTGAACAGCTCGACCTGCTGACTGGCCGTCATATCCTCGGCAGGGGACGGCTGGTAACCCAGCGCCACCTGACGGTGAGAGATGGCCTGGCACACGATGGCTTGCAAGGACGACATGGTCGCCTTGGAGGCATCGAGTTCGGTCTGGAGCTTGGACAGGTCACCTTCCAGCTTGGTGACGGTGGCCTTGGCCTGGCCCAGCTCGGTAGACAGTTCGATGACCTTGTTCAGGTCAGCGGAGGCGACTACAGCCGGGGCTGCAGGCGCTGGTTCTTCAACGACCGGCTCGGCGGTGGCTTCCACTGCCGGCTTGGTCGGATCTTCGACCACGTTGTCACCCGCCTCGGCTTCCACCGCAGGGGCATCCGGATCACCGGCGTCGAGGATGGCTTGCTGTTCAGCGGTCAGCTGGACGCCAGAGGCGGCCAACGCCAGGAGCTGTGCATAAGACATGAGCTTGGTCCCTTTCAGGTTCGATGTAACGGCGAATTGACTGGACTTCCCGGAGATCCGGTTGGACTTCTGGGACACCTCGTCCAGGGCCTCCTCCATCTCAGCGACCTGGTCAACCAGGCCGACTTCCTTGGCTTCTTCAGCCATAAACACGCGGCCTTCGCCCGCAGTAGCGCGGAAATCAGCCACGTTGCTGTAGCTCCGGCAGTCCACGACGTGGTCGTTGAACATGTCGAAGTAGTTGCCCAGGGTGGACTGGATGACGCCCTGCGCCTTCTTGTCCAGGTGCTCATACGGGCTACCCAGGGCCTTGAACTCGCCAGCACGGAAGACGGTGGGCTTGATGCCCATCTCCTCGTACATGTTGAGGATGTCCATGTGCACCATGATCACGCCGATGGAGCCGATCAAGGAGGCGCGCTGGGCGTACACCTCGCGCGCAGGGGCACCCAGGTAGTAGCCGCCCGAGCACATCTCGGTCTCGGCGAAAACGTAGAACGGCTTGGACTGGTCGGTCTTCTTGAAGAAGGTGGCCATCGCGTCGGCGCCGCTGGCGTTACCGCCGGGGGTGTTCATGGTCGCCAGGATGCCGGTGACAGCCTTGTCTTCCAGGGCCATCAGGATGCTGCGGCGGATCTCGGCGTAGGAGATCATGCCGTAGTAGCGGTTGTACCAGTTGTCGGACGCCACAAGGGTGCCGCTGATGTTGATCAGCGCCAGGTTCTTGTAGCGGGTCATCATGTAGTCTTGGCTGCCGTCGCCGAAGGCCGGCTTGTAGTCGCCTTCGATAGAGCCGCGGATCTGCACCTGGTTACCGGACAGCAGCTTGGCCTTCTCAGCGGCCAGCTGCAGAGGGTTCATCGCCATAATGTGCTTGCGCGACTCCATCCAGTCGTTGAACGACTGGACGTTCGCGCTGTACCAGTACAGCGGGGTAGACCCTTGGCTATGGCTCTGGCGGCTCATGTGTGCTCCTTCACTGGCTCGCCCCGCCAGCCTTCTTCGGCTGGTCAGACTGGAGCGCCTTCCCTTGCGGGTCGCTGTTGGGTGATGCCTTGCTCGCCTGCTCGGCGGAGGCATCGGCCTTGTAAAACATAGTACCGGATAACGGTTTATAGCCAGCCGGGGAATACTCGAGGCCCAATTGGATGAATGCCTCGTCGTCGCTGATCAAACCCAGGGACAGTTGCTCCAGTATACGGCTCTGGCGCATCACGCGGAAAGCCTCCACCTCGTTCTCGGGGCGGAGGTCGATGGGATCGAACTCGAAGACCACGTAGGCGTTCTGGCCGTACAGGCGCACGCCGAGGGTCAAGGCGCGGCTCATGACGTCTTCCACCGGCTTGCGGATGGAGGCCGCGACCTTCAGGAAGACCATGGATTCTGTGTTGGACAGCGACTGGCTGCCCTCCAGGCGCAGGCCCAGGATACTGGGCGGGGCCTTCAGGTTGGTCGCCTGCAGGCCGCTGATGGCGTTGAGCAGCGGCACGAAGTCCTGCTTCTCGCCGGCCATCTTGATCGCGTCGATCTCCACCGAGTCCCAGAAGGTCAGGGCATCTTCCGGCTCCAGGTCGGACAGCACCGCTTCCACCTCGGCGCGGCGAGCGTCGAGCCAGTCACGCATCTTGGTGGGGTTCATCTTCACGTCGAGCGGGCAGGCTTCGATGATCTTCTCGGTGATCAGCTTGGCGGCAAGGCGGGGGTTGGCGGCGCGGCGAACCGTGCGGCGCATGTCCTCGATGAACTCGCGGAAGAAGAACGAGTCGTTGATCGCCGGCTCCAGCATGGGCGTCGCGTAGGCGAAGGCCGGCGACAGGTGCAGCTCACCCACGAAGAAGTTGGGGATGTTCAGCTCCACCTCGCCGTCGTTGCCCTGCTGCTTCGGGTAGCGCAGGCCGTCGCCCTGGCTGACCCAGGTCAGGCTGTCGTAGTTGCTGACCTGCAGGCGGTCAGGCAACAGCGACTTGTCCAGCACCAGCTCGCAGCCGAAGCCGTTACCCAGCACGGTTTCCAGGAGCATCTGCTCCAGCGCCATGCGGATGGTCGGTTTGTCGGCGAAGCCCAGGGTGTAGTCGTAGACGGTGTCGAAGCGCGAGAGGATGGTGCGGGCCACCATGGTGGCCTCTGGCAGCGGCTGGTGCGTGGCAGCGTCGAAGGCCCAGACCTTGAACGAGGTGTGGGCGATCTCCACGAAGTTGAAGATCGCGCTGCCAACCGTACCGTCTACCCGGGCCAGCTCCCGGAGGGCGGCCACCGGCCGGTTCTGGTCGCGGAGCGCCTTGACCGACTGGTTGATGTAGACCGTGCGGTTGTTGGAGATGTCCTGGCCTTTGTCGGTACCGCTGGCAGCGCCTACCGATTTAGCCTTGTTGGCCAGCTTGCGAGGGAGAATAGGCTGCGGTGCCAGCTTGCTGCTGGCGCCTGAGCTACCCCTCTTTCCGTTCTGTGCGGCCAATTGACCATCTCCCTATGGATGCAGCGGATTCTAGCGGTGGATCTTCAACCTGCCAACATTCGGCAGCACACCGAGCTTGTGGGCCCCACCGGCGCGGTCGAGCGCCTCCAGGCCGTCCATGCTGTGCACCAGGTCGGCGGCGATACTCGAGTAAACCAGGGAGTGGCCGAAGTGGTCGTCACCGGTGGACACCCACTTAGCCTTCTCCATGTTGCCCTTTTCGCCCTCGTCTTCCATCTCGGTGACACGCTTCAGGGCCTTCAGGTGTGACTTGATCGCCGCCTCTTCGGCCAGCTTGGCCAGCGCAATCTTACCGCTATTGAACGCGCGCACCAGCATATCCAGGGTGCGGGTCCGCAATGCAGTGACAATCCCCTGCTCCTGGTCGAGTTTCAAACGCTGCAGCTGGTTGTCCTTGGCCGTAGCGTAGTAGCAGGCGTAGATACGGCCCGGCAGGGCACGGACCAGGCTCTGACTCAGCGTGAAGTCTGGGCCAGCGTCGACCACCCCTAACACGCAGCCGAAGGTGTGGAAGATATACAGGTAGCGGAACAGCAGGTTACCGCTGGCAGCCTGGGCGCGTTCGGCGAAGACCAGGTGGCGGGCGACCCCTCCGACGGCCTGGACCGTGATCCAGGAGAGCTTGCCCACGTCCATGCCGATGGTGCAGGAGCTGGCGATCTGAGGCTGCTCGAAGAGCCACTCCAGGAAGGCCGGCAGGTTGTCCTGCATGCCCTTCTCCTTCACCAGCTGATCCAGCTCCCGGTGGGACAAGGGTGGCGAGATCTGGAATCCCTTGCCCCACTCTGCCGTCTCCACCAGGAAGCTGGAGCTGGCGTCCTCGAAGGGCAGGCCTACCTTGAAGTTCACCCAGTCGGCCGTGACCTCGTAGTCGGCGACGTGCCGCAGGGTCCGCGCCGGGTTGTTGATCTCCGGCACGTCGAAGGGGCTGATCTGGCGCGAGCGGATCTTGCGCTCGGGGAAGGTATGCACCCAGCGGCGTTTGGCCGGGTCCAGGAAGTTCTTCCAGGGGATCTGCTGCTGGCAGCAGTTGCAGCGGAAGAAGGTGGCGTCGATGTCCAGGGCCGGGTCGTCCAGGCAATCCTTGCCCCACTCCTTCATGTCGCGGTCGAAGCCCGGCACGACCACGTCTCGCATGAACTGCACCTCGACGAAGTCGCGGCATTGGTTGCACCACACGCCGTAGAAGGCCTGGGAGCCCTTCTTGTAGTAGGCGTTGATGCCGTAGTCGAAGACCGTGGGGGTGCTGAAGCCGCGGACGAACCAGAGGTCGTCTTCCTTGGAGTGGCCCATCCGGCTGCGGAAGGTGGTCAGGTTCTGCTGGTCGCAGAAGTCGACCTCGTCCCAGAACAGCGCCTGCGCCGGGATCGAGATCGCGGACGACTGGCCGAAGGAGCCGGTGATGTACAGGAAGCTGTGGCCGAACTGCTTCATCTCGGACGAGTTGACGTCCTTGTTGAGCATGGCCTTGAGCGCGTCACTGCTCTCGATGACCGGGTCAACCCGGCCCTTGGCGAAGCGCAGGGCGAAGGTGCGGGTCGGCAGCACGTAGATGATCGTGATGGCCTCGCTGATACCCAGCATCGCCAGCTTCATGCGCACGAACAGCTCGGAGGCGCCTACCTGGGAGCACTTCTGGTAGAACTCCTCGTGCCAGGTCGAGTTGAGGATGTCGATCTGGTACTCGTGCTCGGCAAACGTCCAGTTCTGCTTGGGGCGCAAGGGGTGGCGGGTGTTCTGCTCCAGCCATGTGGAGAGCTGGCTGAAGTCGGTGGCGCCGTACACCGAGGAGTGCAGCTGTGCCATCAGGTTGGCGCCGACGGCGCCACCCTTGAAATCCTCGAGGAGCTTGTTGTTGCTCAACCCGTCAGCTCCTCGGCGTCCTTCATCTCGATGTCCAGCGCCACTTGGGTCTTGGTCAGGCTGGCGTTGATCGCGGCGGTCATGATCTCGTAGGCCCGCGCGCTATGCTCCTTGCCCATCTCGGCGGCGATCGCCTTCAGACCGTCACCCAGGGCTTCCTTCAGGCGGAGCACCTCGGCGTTGGCGCGGGCCGACTTGGTCAGGCGCAAGACCTTCTCCAGCTGGGTGGTGCAGTCGCGGAGCATGCGGGTGGCGTCGGTGTGGTCGACGTCCTTGCTGGTCATCAGGAAACCGCCCGGCATGAGCTTTTCCTGCATCTGCTGGATGCCACGCAACAAGGTGCGGTGCAGCTTCGGCATGGTCAGGTAGTTCATGACGTCGTCGCCGGTACCGGCCATGCCGCCGACGTGCAGCCCCATTTCCTTGAGCTGGTCGGTGGTCAGCGCGGCGGCGAGGATGCGGTACAGGCCTGGGGCCAGATCCTTGCGCTCTACCACCGCCTGCACCAGGTGGATCAGGACAGGAACTTCGTACTCGTCCCGGTTCTTCACCACGGTGTCTACGGCGTTCTGCAGCAGACGCTCTTCCAGGGAGAAACCACCCTTACTGCCCATGCTGCGGTTCCTCCACGGTAGGCTCAGGTTCGGGGCCGGCGGTGGCAGGCTCCGCGATTGTCCCAGATGCCCATTGAACCCGCCCTTCGCGTGTCAGGTTGCGAATCTGGTGCCACTCGCGGCGGTTCATCACCACCAGCCAGAGGCTGGTAACGGGGAAGAACACGATCGCCACCACCGGCAGGGCGAACAGTAGCACGCCGGCCAGGGTCAGGAGGAAACCGTCGAACATGACCAGAAGTGGGTTGGTGCCGTTGAAGGCCCGGCGCTTGGAGATCTCCGACATCATCATGTAGACCATACGGGTGTTGAAGGTCAGGCCGATGACGAACCAGGCGAGCAGGGCTTTCATGCGTCACCCCCGAGCATGGACTGCATGTGCTGGGCCGACAGTGTGGCCACCCGCCACATGGGGAACATCGCCCGGGTACCCTTCGGCAGCCATACGCCGTCCACGCGCACGCGCACGAAGTGGTGATTCTCCAGGTCGACCGGGGACAGCTGGACGTTGGGGTTCTCCGCGTGGAAGAAGGGCACCTTCTGCATGCGGTCGATGAATTGCGAGCCGTCGAAGATCTCGTAGCGGACCTTCGTACCGTTGGCAGGCTGCATCACCAGGGTGAGGTCTGGCTTACGTTTCTCGGACATGGTTGCCTCGTATGTGGGTAATTGCCCACTTATCATGGCAATTGGGCAACCAGTTGTCCATAAAAAACGGGGTGGCTTAGCCACCCCGTTCTGCCATCCTGGCGCCTCCGCTCCCTCCATGACCCTTCGATCTCGCCAAATCGTCGCCTTCCTTGGCGGGGTCAGTTGCCATCATAGCGGGCAATTAGGATTTGGCAAGGGGCTTGCGCCGGCCTTTTCCGTGCAGAGCCCGGATAGCCTCCTGGGCGGTGCGGGTGACCCGCTGCAGCGTGCGGGTGGTCATCTCCTTCTGGCGGAACCCCACCTGGCTGCCGTGGAAGCCCAGTTGCTGTTTCTCCTCGATGGACAAGGAGAGGGCTTCGACCAGGTCTGCCAGGGCCTTGGCCTGGATCTCCATCGAGCGGTTGTATTCCTTCTCCATCGCTGTGCGGCCGGCGCCATGGTTGCGGCCGGCGTAGCTGGCGAAGCGGCGGGCGCCCTGCACGAACTCGCGCCAGTCGTGGTTGATACCCTTGGCCAGGAACGATCCGTCTGTGGACTCCTCCACCGCCTCAGCGGGAGGCTGATGCTCTCCCAGACTGCAGAAGCTCTCAGGCGAGATCTGATGCTGGCGCATCCAGAACAGCTCGGCCATCAGCACCAGGCCGCTGAGAAGGTTGATCGCCAGCAGGCCGAAGGCCCACAGGTGCAGAGCGTGGACGATTTCAGACGAGGTGCCACCGGCCCCGTATACCGCCGCCAGCGCTGCGAGGCCGATCGTGCACAGGTTGAGCACGGTGACCAGCAGGATCATCCAGTTGATGCGTTTGGCGAGGTAGGCGGCCAGCGGGTTGGTCCGGCACGCTTGTTTCTGCTCGAAGTTAAGGTTTGACATGGCTCAGAAGCCCTCCGTGAGCGAAGAAAATATCGAGCAAAACGCAGTAAAATCGCACGAAAACGAGGCGATTTGCCCTGTTTTTGAGGCAATTTCACCGATTTTGCTTGTCTTTTGCATGAAAAATGACCTATTTCGGTCTAAAACAGCGAATAGGGGCCTGAAAAGACCCCTATCGGTCAGTCGCTACTGCTCGGAGACGAGCTGCTGCTATCGCTGCAGGACGGCGAGCTACTGCCGTAACCCTCCCCGCCGTCGTGCTTCGGAGCGCAATCTGCAGACCCGCGATCGCCCACGTTGAACGGTGAAATCGGGCTGATCGGGTTCAAGGGGTGCAGTGGGTCGTAGACCTGGCCCCTTTCCGGGCGGAGGGGAACCCCCTCCCCTACCGACAACCCAGACCTCCCCGGTGCCTCGCCCCTGTACATAGGCGACAGCTCCCGCCTGACCTTGCCCTCCACCACCTTCGGCCCACGCGAGCGTGCCATCTCTGCCTGGGCAGCGCGCTTGACCCCCTCCTGGCGATCCTCACGCTCGCGCGCTTCCTCCCCTCCAGCTGCCCAGCGATTCACGCCCCACCAGAACAGCCCCAGCACCACGCCGATCACGATAATCCCCAGGATTCCCAGCGTCAGCTCATATCCGTTCATCTCAGATCCCCTGTGGAATTTCTTCGCCGCCGAGGTTCAGCGACAGTTCTTCGAGCATATCCCGCAGCGTCCTGCCGGTGATCAGCGCCGACGCCTCCAGCTGGCCGTGGGCATCATCGCCACCCTCCTGGGCGGCCTGATCCGCCAGCAGATCCTCGAAGCGGATGGAGGTGAACTGCAGCTTGTCGTTGACCACGAAGCTGACCTTGTCCTGGTAGGCGATGGCGATCTTCGTGGCGATCTTGCCCTCGGCCACCACCATCTGGGTCGCCTCGCCGGTGAGGTCCTGGCGGATCATTCCGACCTTGCCACCGTCCTCGCTGGTGTCCTCGAACAGCGCCAGGTCGAGCAGGTGGAAGTCCTGCGGGCATTTCCCCTCGCGGACCCAGTCAGTGAACGAGGCCGACGGCGCGATCTTCACCTGGTACGGGCGGATCGGCAGGCTGCCCAGGCACTCCCTGAGCGTGCTGAGCAGATCCTCCGCCGCCTTGGCCGTGCCAGAGCCGACCCAGATCACCCCGCGCTGGGTGTCGATGATCGCCGGGGTGCGCCGCGCCAGCACAAAGGCCCGTGGCAACAGCTGCTGCACGATCTCGTCCTTCAGCTGGTCGCGCTCTTTCTTGTACACCTTGCGCTGCTGCTCGAACTCGATCTTGTCGGTCTTGAGCTTCAGCTCGCGCTTGATCACCTGGGTCTTCAGGTCGCGGTACTGGTACTCGGCGCAGACCACCAGGAACTCGCCGTTGTTGATGGGGCGCACCAGCTGGGCAAGGGGTGGCGCGTCGATGGTCTCTTCCAGGGTCGGCTCCTCGTTGACCTCAGCCAGGGTGATGGCGCGAGGCGGGAAAGGGTCGACGAAGCCATAGGTGCTCAGCTCGTTGCTCGCGGGCGCCCGCGCCGGCCGCTGGTTGAGCGCCTTGTTCAGCTCCTGGTGAACCTCCCAACTGGACTCGCCCAGCAGACCGCGGGCCATGAACAGCGGTACGTCGTTGGTGAGGCGGTAGGGGAGGGCCTTGCGCAGCCATAGGTTGGTGCTCATGCACTGACCCCCTCGAGTGCCAGGTCGTAGAAGTTCGGCGCCGGGGCGAAGCGCCGACGGCTGAAGAAGATCTCCGGGTTGTTGTCGGTGTTGTAGAAGCCGGTGTTGCAGGCCAGCAGCAGGGCCACCTGCTTGGGCGAGCTGCCCAGGGCGCGGAGGTCGGCGATGAAGCACGAGCTGGCGATGTTGGTACCGGCGATCGGGTTGTGGATGCCGCCGTCCTCCATGCGGGCCTCGTCCTCGTCGAGCTGGGCCTGGATGCGGTGGAGGGCATTGATCAGGGCCATGGCGGCGGGGGCCAGGGGCGCGGCATCGACTACCGGCTCCTGCTCCAGCTCGCCTGCCAGCAGGGCACGGACATGCTCAGCCTTGTCAGCGGTCGAGACGAACAGCAGGTCAATGTCGGCGGAGGCGCCGGGGAGGCGGTAGCGCAGCTGCACGCCAATCTGGGTTGGGGCGGGGGTGGTGGTCTCGGTCATGGTCGATCTCCTGGGGAAGGGTCATTGCCTGTGTATGAGGGCAATGGCGGGGCCTGTGGCAGTGTACTCCGTACAGTTGGGATTGGCAAAATTCTGGGAACCGCGAGGAGGGGAGTAGGCCGCACCAGGGAAAGTTGGCACAAAAAGTGGGGGGTGGGTCATGTGACGCAAATTGTCAGCACTTTGTGACCATTTACGTCACTTCTCAAAAACTGTGCCAACTGCTAAGTCATTGATTTATAAGGGATTTTCGTAGTTGGCACGCCTTCTGCTATGTGTAGGGCGTGCCGGGTGCATTTATGAGCCGGTCACAAGCCAGACCGGAAGCTGCAAACACTTTGCAGACCGGCAAACCTAACAGAAGGGCCGCAGCATGGAACTAGTAATCGTCGCGCTTTGCATACCGGCCGCCTATTTCATCGCTCGCGCTCTTCGCCTTATCTAATACCGGAGTCCATACCATGCAAACCACCAGCCAAAATAAAGCCGTTGCCGCCGCTGTTCAAAAAGTAAACGGCAGTGCCGCCGCCATTGTGCAGGCCGCCACGCAAGCCGATAAAGCACGCGGCAAACTAGCCGACCAGGTGCGCGCCCTCTTCGCTTCGCCCGTGCCGGTCATCGGGACTACGCTGGAAAGCGTTTTTGTCCAGTTGGCCGAACAATTGACCAAAAAAGAACAAATTGACGCCGAGAGCTGGGCACGCATTGCTAACAGTATCGCCACGCATGTTCGCCAAATTTGGGGCGCCATTGCAGAAGAGTCCCGGCCGGCCGTCTGCTATATCGCGCTTGATCGTGGCGCCTGTAAAGCAAACGTCATCATTCTGGAAAAGCCGACGAAAGGCGAAGTAAAGGCCGCGCTAGGCCACGATCAAAAGGCGCTTAATGCAGTCAATGCGCGCCTTTTCCCTGCTAAACCGGCCGCCTCTAAACCGGCCGCCACTGGCAAAGGCCCTGCCGTATCGGTATCGGATAAAAACGCGCCGCGCGTGGATTCTATCGGCGCCATTATGGAACAACTCGCAGCCTTCAGTTCGGCAGACCTGCACGAATTAAATAAGCGTATCGCGGCCGAAATTGACCGGCGCACTGCTGCTGCACTGGAAAAGGCAGAGAAAAGAGGCCGCGGCAACACGGCCGCCGGCAAGCCCAATGCGAAAAGCCGGGGCGAATCGCAAGCGAAAGCGGCCGAACTGGCAAAAGCAACGGCCTAAACCCCACGCCAGAAAAGCGCCCCCTAGTGGGGCGCTTTGCCGTGCGCGCTTGTTTTTCAGGCCGCACGGCAAAGCGCTTCCCCTAGCTGCAAAGTCTTTGCAGCCCCCCTAGCTGCAAAGTCTTTGCAGCCCAATCCAGCAAAGGAGATTCACCATGCACGCACTCAATCGCCTGTTCGCCCACATTGGCCGCCGTGGTCATGGCGCCGACCGTTGCAACCATCTGGCAGCAGAGCACCAAGTCGAATCCGCCCCCTACATTCCCCGCGTGATCGATCGCCCGGATTCCGCCCGCCGCCAGCGCCCCCAGCTCTGCGCCCGCCCGTGGCTCCAGACCCAGACCGTCTTCCAGCAGATCGGCGCCACGCGCTGGGCCGTGCCCGTCTACGTCCGCACCGTCCGCTAACCGACCTGCAAAGTCTTTGCAGGTCCACAGGAGCCACGCCATGCAACTGCAAGCCGACCGTATCGACCTGGCAGCCACCCCGCTGCCAGCTGCCCAGCGCGAATATTTCATGGTCTCCCTCAACGTGCGCAGCGGCACCGTTCGCCCTCGCACCGTGGAAGTGCTGCTGACTGAGCACGACGCCCGCACCCTGTGGGGCCTGCGCCGTGGCCAGCGCTTCGACGTCGAGTTCACCGTCCAGCCTACTGACCAGCGCCACGGGTTCCTGGCGATTGACCAGGTGCGGTTCGATACCGACCGCACCCAGCTCCTGCCCATGTACACCGTCAGCCAAGTCCACAAAATCACCAAATTCAGCGCCTGACCTGCAAAGTCTTTGCAGCTTGCACTGCCCGCAATAGGAGGCAACACCATGCAAAACACCCTGCACCTGCGCCTTGCCGTCGTGCTGCTCGACCGCAACCACGTCGTAAAAGGGGCCGCACTCAGCGAGGGGCAGCCCCGCTATGCCGTCAGGAAGGCCCTGGAAGACGCCCTGCGCCTCTGTGCCGCTACCCCCGTACAGGGTACGCCCCGCCTCGTCATCCTGCCCGCCGGATGCGGCGTAATGCCCATCGTCATGGCCCGTGCGGTCGCCATGAGCAAGGCCGGGCAGTACCTCCCTGGTCTGGAGCGCGACGACGTCCTCGCACAAGGCCGGCGCCAAGCCATGTTGAACTGGGCCTCGGCATTGGGCGACGTCGTCCGTTCGGATCGAGCCCGGCCTGTGCAGGGCACAAGGGTGGCGTGAGCCTGGATCCCCGGCGCCCTGTTCCGACCGCCCTGTGCTGGGCACAAGGGTGGCGGGAGCAATGGTCTCGACGGCTGGCGAACTCACTGTAAGACGGCCGTCGAGTTTTACCCTCGATTTTTGAATGTTCCATAACCCACTGTTGGCCAATCTTTCCTATACGGCCCTTTTCTTCTGTGGCTAGCCGCAAGCCCCGTTTTTCCTTATATAGAGAGAAAAATTTCATGTTTTATTTTATTTTATAGGGGGGTGTTTTGGCGGAACTACAGAGCAAGCTAACGATCTGCTCGACCACCCACCCCGTCCTCTCGACTGGTGTAATTTTCTGCACCTCCCTCGCAGCAAAATTCACACTATTCCCCCAGATAGTCATCGACCATTGCGCCCGTTTCGGCGCTAAAACACCCGTTCGACGGCCCTCAAAATGTTCCACGGGCTTGCACGGACAAAATCGCTCACGGTCGAGGTGCAAGCGGTATAGGCCATTCCGAAAAGGCGGTGCAACTGCGCTTCCATTTTTTGCAAGCGGAGGTAGTAACTGGTGATTAGACTCAAAACTCTCCACAGTTATGTATCTTCACTGAAGATTTACGGAGAACGGGCCGTTCGTCGGGAAAAAACCACTGTTTGATTTATGCAGTAAAAAAGGCCCAGTGAACGCCTAGTTTTTGCAGGGCGGAAGGTGCAAAGACTTTGCAGGTTCAAACCTTAATGGATCAACGGGCTGTGTAAAATTTCCCGCTTTCTGGTGTGTTTGTAGGTATACGGCCAGGTAGGTGCAAGTCAGGTGAATGGGGTGGTTTCGACTGGTGAAGTGCCAAGGAGTGTATCGGGGCTAGAAAATGGGCAGGTTAATGGGGCCAGTTCTCAAATGAGAATCTGGAGCCAGGTTGCACCGGCGAAGAGATCAGCATAATTCCCACCGAGCTATAGCTATATCGGTTGGCATTCTGGTGACCTCTTTTTACACCAAATTTTTACACCGCCTTTGAAATCAATAGCTTGGACGGGTGGTTCGCCACCCTTGTCGGTGCAAGCCAGGACAAAATTTTCTCTCACCCACGCAGCACTAGGAGCACAGAAGAATGACGACGTCCCTCAAGCTGAGCGATTTGATCCTGATGATCGGTCTTGGCGCCATTTTCGTGGCGCAGGTAGGTGCCGGCTTCGACCGGCATCCCTCCGCCTCGACGGCCGTCAACCTGTTCGTCGACAAGGGCACCGGCTGCGAGTACCTGGTCGCCGGCTCCTCGATCACGCCACGCCTCGACGCCCTGGGCTATCCGGTCTGCCCCGGCCCGGCGGAGGAGGGCGTGGAGCCTCTGCTGCCGCCCGAGTGGAAAGGCGGGGACGCGGAATCGCCCATCTACGACGACCCCATGGATCAGCCGTTGACCGACGGCATGGAGATCCCCGGCTTCATCTGGGACGACCAGACCCAGATGTGGGTGAGGCCGGCGGCTGACGACGTCGAGGGCACGGCCACCCTTGCTCGGCCGGAGCCGGTTTTCACCCTGTGAAATTCAATAGCTGCAAAGTCTTTGCAGCTTTCGATTGCCCAATAGAGGAGGCAACAGCTATGCAAATTGAACTCACCAAGGAGGAGCACTTCGCCTTGACGGCGGTGCTCCGCTGCAGCCTCAGCCACGACACCCTGGAACGGGTCGGCCTGCTCGACCTGTACCTGCGTTTGCAGGCCCCCTACATGGCCGAACTGGAGCGGCGCAGCGGGTACTCCAGCGGGTACACCTTCATGCTCCCGGCCTTCGAGCGCAACGGGAGCATGAAGGCCAGCCTGCACGACGTGAAGGAGACCAGCATGAGCGTCGACTGGTACCAGTGGAACCGGCAGGAGGCGGGGAGCCAGCCATGAGCATGGGCATGGGCATCCTGCAGCGCTACGGCACGACGCTGCGCTGCTACGACAACGGCGGTCGCACCTTCGACCGCTACACCATCATCCCGCCGCGCTGGGCCAAGGAGGAGCGCGAGCGCGACGGCACCTGGTCGGCTATCGGCGCCAGCGAGCGCCCCTTCCACCCGCAGGGATTCGGCATGCACGTCTCGGCGACGCCGGGCAGGCACCTGGGCCGTCGAGTGAAGTGGGACGACCTGCCCGAGGAAGTGCAGAAGTTCGCACGACAGTCATTCCCCCGATTACACCCCAGCTGCAAAGACTTTGCAGCTTTCGATTGCCTGAATAGGAGGGCAAATCATGCTGGCTAAACTTTTCGACCTGATTAACCGGGCTGACACCATCGTGGTAGATGACCTGGTGATCGACACCATTGGCTTCTGCGACAACTACATGCCGGATCAGCAGGTCATGCTGGCCCGTTTGTCCGTCGACGACACCGACTACCACTTCGCTGATCAGGAGGTGGAGCTGGTCAATGGTTACGCCTCGGCAATGGCCGTGACCTGGGACGAGGACGGCACCGAAGAGGTGAAGGTCAGCATGGCGTTCAAGGTGGAGGTGATGCTGGAGCTGGAGAATCCGGACAGCATGACCGTCGACTGGTACCAGTGGAACCGCGGAGTCACGCCATGAGCCGCCGCGTCTACAACCACCTGGGCGGGCGCCAGCTGCGCCACTGGCACACCGTGGTCATCGAGGACCGCCCGACGGGCAACGACGGAGAGCTGAACAAGCACGTCATCTTCACCTCGACCATCCATGTGCGCAAAGAGGTAGAGATCACCTGGTGCTACGCCAGCAGCTATACCGACGCCGAGATCCTTTCGGATGGCCAGCTGAGCGCGAAGCACACCGAGATGTACGGCCACGACGCGCGAAATTGCAGTTGTTGCGGTCGCTAGCTACAAAGACTTTGCAGCTTTCATTGCCTGAATAGGAGGGCAAATCATGCCTAACAATCCCAACCGCCAGGTATCCCCGGCGCAGCTGCGCGTGCTGTTGCACTACTACTACTCGGCCGATCAGTGGAACGAGGTAAACCCCAGCTCGCCGGCCTCGGCCGAGTGCCACTTCTTCTGGCGCGACAAAGGCTTCCTGGCCCTGGTCGACGGCCAGCACATTCTGACCATGCGGGGCCGCAATCTGGTCGAACGCTGGCTAGCCGTGGAGCTGGTGCCAAGCCAACAGGGGGCGCCGTCTATCCAGCTGGTTCCGGAGGCTCCCGAGGCGGTGACCAAGGCGATGGAGCACGTCCGCACGTTCTTCCCCGAGGTGGACACCGTGGTCTATGACCTGGAGGGGCGCTGGATGTACTCGAAGATCGGCACCGCCCCAGGCCCGTTCCCTGACGCCATCGACTGCGACATCCTGCAGGAGGGCGCCGATGCGGTGGACGGCTACCCGGCCGTCTTCATGGTTGCCGGCGATGAATAAGTTCCTGGTCACCCTTGTCGACGGCAGCCAGGTGCTCTGCTACACGACCGAGCAGCTGCTGACCAATGACGCCGCGGTGCGCTGCGCGGTGCTGACCAAGCTCGACGAGCAGCTGCGCCGTGACAAGCGCGCCGACCTGCTGCTCTGGGCGATGGGTGTGGCCTCGGTGGGGCCGGATCTGCTGCCCCGCCAGTGGGACGGCGTCATGCACCTGCCCCGCTGCTACCTCAACACACCGGCAGGGCAAGATCGACTGGCCCTGCTAGCTCTAACCGCCAAGGCTGCAAAGACTTTGTAGCTTTCAATTGCCTAGATAGGAGGCAACATGCGTTCTCTAATCCCGCTATACATCGCCCTGGCCACGCTGCTGGAGCGCCGCAAGAACCTGGCCCGCCGCGACACCCTGCAGAAAGCCATGCTGGATGCGGTGGAAGACGAGATCGACCGCCTGGTGAAGGAGCACCTGCCCAGCGGCAGCGGCTTCGACCGCGGCACCACCCTCAACTTCGACATGTGCGAGAGGGCCGGCGACCTCAATGCCTGCCCGCACATGCTGGTGTTCGACACAGCCTTCCACCACATGGACGAACACGGCGGCTATTCCGGCTGGACTGAGCACAAGGTGATCGTCACCCCGACTTTCCTGGGGCCTGTGCTCCGGGTGACTGGCCGCGACCGCAATGGGATCAAGGAGTACATCGCCGATCAATTCCACTGGGCCATCAACCACAAGGTGATGGCCGACATTCACGTCATAGGAGAGCCGCAGTGATGCTGACCCCAACCTTCAACCAGAGCTACACCGTCCGCCTGGCTGTTCTGCTGCCCGAGGACGTCAATAACGAAGCGGAGCTTGCAAAGTCTTTGCAGGCCCTCTACGAAGGCGGCAGCATCGCCGGCCACTTCCACCTGGAGCTGCTCGGCCGCTTCCTGGTGGTGACGTTGGAGCGCTCTATCGGTGACGACGCTGGCTGCGGTTCGACGCTGTTCGACAACCTCGGCATGACCTGGATCACCGTGCAGGATCAGCTCGCACTCGAGTATGAGGAGGCGCTGCAGAATCTGCCAGCTGGGGCGCTGGGCCAGACCCAGCAACTGGGCATGTTGATCATGACGACGCTGCGCAAGCACGAGGCCAAGGTAGAAGGCCTGCGTAGCCAGATGGTGCGCATCAACCTGAGCGTCACCTGGCTGATGCCAGGCAACGCCACGGCCGAGGACGTCAAGAAGAAGCTCGTGTATCACAAAGACGTGGTGGATCTGCTCAGCATGAGCGGAGCCGAGCGCACAAAGGCAGGGTTCACGGTGATCATGCCAGGCGCTGAGGCGCCGATCACTTACACCCTGCTCGACCTCGTCCAATAGCTGCAAAGTCTTTGCAGCATCCCACTGCCCTCACAGGAGGCAAATCATGATCAAGGTATTCAACACCGGTGCTCAATACAGCGCCGAAGGGCAGCGCATTGCCTACATGGAAATCGCCCGGGAGGTGGGCAACAACCACACCCTGGTGGCCTTCTACGACGGCGACCGCAACGTCAGCAATATCGTCCGTATCCCCCAGTGGGTGGCGGATCAAGACGCGGCGGTGCACCGCGAGTACCTGAATTGCAACTACGTCCGGGAAATGATCATCCCCGGCCCGATGGAGGACGCCCTGCGCAAGGCCGCCCAGGCCTTTGGACGGCCGGTGGCCGAGATCGAGCGGATCTGGGTGCTGTCTGCCTACCACCTGCCGGAGAGCGTCTACGGGTCGCTGTTCAAGGGCGAGATCAATGGGGTTCTGCAGCTGCACGACGGCTACAGCCTGATGGTCGACGTGGTCGGCGATGAAGCAGGCGTGGCGATCCGTGTTCCGCAGCCAGACGAGTTGACGGCCATGGCCACCCTTGTCGACGCGGATCTCTACGCCGTGCTGAGCGCGGCCTTTGGCATGGGTGTGCAGGCCGTGAAGTTCGACCGCGATGCCCAGCCGGCGCCGGATGCTTTCGGCCTGCGCTGGTTCATGGAGGCCTGACATGAGCGACCGTGACCTCACACCGGAGCAGCTAGCTGACAAATACGGCACGGCGACAAGTTGGGGAGAGCACCCGGTATATAGCCGTGGAGAGTGGGGGCAGGAAGCCGCCGAAGGAAATATCCAGTCGGGATACTGGCAATGGGTCGCCGACCAGATCGAACAAGAGGAGCCCTGACATGGCCCAGCTACTGATCATCGACGGCGGCAGTCGCACGCTAGACCTCAGCCAGTGCCATATCGGCCATATCTACCGGCCGGAGATCCGTGCCGGCCGGCGTGTTGAGCAGCTATGGCTGTTCTTCGACGACCGTGCCAAGGGGGAGCGCCTGGTGCTCCAGCTGCTGCATCGCTCGACCCATAAGGGCAACGAGATCCGCGGCACCATGAGCGACATCAAGCTCACCAGCATCTTCGGCTACGACCCCCAGAAGAACCGCTGGGGGCCGACCGAGCGCAACTCCGACATGCAGATCACCTTCGCCAACGGGAGTCGCCTGGTGCAGGAGATGACCGCGCACATTCACGCCACCATGAATCAGTTCAACGGTGGAGCCCACTGGTACGCCTCAGCTGCAAAGTCTTTGTAGCTGTCGATTGCCTGCATAGGAGGCAATATGCACAACGCCAATCTACTGAAGTTCGTCCACGACGGATTCGAGATCGAACGCCCATGGCGTGACTGCGGTGCCAGCTGGAACCTGGCAGATCCGCAGGTCTACGGCTTCACCGCCTTTCACGACATGGCCCGCGCCGTCTACATCCTGCAGCGCTTCATCCCCGGTGTCGGCACGCTGATGCTGGTCGGCGCCGTTAAGCACGGCGTGCAGCCGGAGGGGTACAAGTTCGGCGTGCACACCGGGACGATCTACCAGCTGCAGGGCATGGACGGCGAGATCCTGGCCCTGGCCACCGTCGGCGAGCTGGACGAACGGATGGAGCCGCTGCACAACCCCACCGAGACCCGCTACGCCCTCCACGTCGAGCTGGCCATCCCCAACTCCATCGCCGACAAGCTGGACCGGGTCAACCTCGACGCCCTCGCCGACCGCATGCTGGCCACCCTTGAACAGGGGCGCCAAGACAACGAGTTCGGCATCGACATGAACTGGATGGCGGTGATCGACATCGAGCCGCTGGGAGACTGAGATGGCCCATTCAACGAACGAGGCCTATGTGGCCTGCGCCGGGCAGCTCTGCCCCTGCTGCAATAGCAACGAAATCAGCGGCGGTCCTTTCACGGCAGAATCCGCCATCGCCTGGCAGGAGATCACCTGTTCCGACTGCGGCGCCAGCTGGAACGACCAGTACACCCTCACCGGCTACGTGCTGGTGGAGGAGCCTACCAACACCAATGTGGACGAATAGCCATGCCTGTTAAATCCGGAAACTGCGTCAAGACCGGCGCCCGAGTGCTGGTGCTGGACTACGGCTACGCCCAGCGTGCCGACATCTTCCTGCTCGGGGACACCATCATCATCAACTTCGGGGCGGGCATCTTCGACGGCCATCAGGTGCGCGAGCGTGAGGGCTACGAGTACCAGGCCATCGTTGGTCAGGAAGGCTTCTACCACGAAGGCAAGAACGTCCTGGTCATCCCCAAGTGGCAGTTCCAGGGCGAGATCATCCACCAGGGAGGCTGCAAAGAACTTTGCAAGTTCGGCGCTCGCCCCACCCTGGAAGAGCGCGCCGAGCTAGCCGACGTACAGCGCATCACCGCAGCTATGGCGGCAGAGGTGGAGAGGTGGTGCTCCAACGCCTTAATGCTTGAGCAGGCAAACGCCGGACTGGCGCAGCTCAACGGCAAGCTGCGCGCCGAGCTGGCCGATGCGAAGTCGGCGCGCGACGCTTACGGGCAGAACGCCATTGACCTGCAGAAACAACGCGACGCCCTGCGCGCCGAGCTGGCCGCGGTGAAGGGGCAGGAGGCGGTGGGTGAGGTTCAGCTAAAGACTGGCGGCGGAATCAGCCTGCTGCACGTCGAACTGACGCAGCCGCTACCGCCCGGCACCAAGCTCTACGCATCACCGATCTAGCTGGCCCGGATGAAGAAGAGGAATAGGCAATGATCAACTTCCGCGAGCAGGAGGACTTCTCGTGAAAAAAGCCCTGGTACGGCGCGGCCTGCCCGGCAAGCGCCACTGCACCGTCCACCTGGCCTACGACGGCTACGTCAGCGCGCTGCCGCATGTCAACGCACCGAACCCCTCCCGCCCCATGTTCGTGGAGTATGTCCGCGACGGTCGCTGCCGCGGTTGCGCCTTCATGAGCGAGGACGACGTCATGCAGCTGCAGCTGGGCTTGATCCGCTTCACGCCGAAGGCCCACTCGTTCCTTCACGCCATGCTCAAGGGCTCCACCCCGACCGCCGGCAACGTCCGCGACATCGCCCAACTGAGCTACTGACCACCCCTTGCCCCGCAAGTGAAACGCCTTCAAGGAGGCCCGCTATGTCCAAACTCCACGCTCCGCTGTATTCCTTCGACCCGGAATCCCAGCACTACTACCTGCCGGCCCTGCTCAACTTCCACCACTGCGAACTGAAACAGCTCACCGACTTCGCGCTGGTCACCAAGCCCCTTCTGCTGCACACCGCCCTGATGGGTCTGGCCAAGCAGATCATCGGTAGTCGTGAGCACAAGCAGATCGAGATGAAGGCGCGCCTGCGCCGCCTCTACCACCACCATGGCGGACAGCGAGGCACGCCGCTCTGGGCCCGGCAGATGGTGAAAGCCTCCGGCTACGATGTGCAGGCACTGGACGGCGTGCTGGATCGCCAGCGCCTGGCCCAGCAGTTCTACATGCAAGAGGGCAAGGTCGTCGCGGTGAAGCGCGGCGGCTTCAGCTACGACCCGGATGACCTGGGCGGCGAGCTGGAAATGTGGAGCACGTTAGAGTGCCCGGAGTGCGGCGCGACCGAAGAGATCCGCGAGCAGACGGCTGAGGAGGCAATCGAGGCTGCCGAGCAGTTCAGCCACTTGAGCGGGCCGTACTGCCGCTGCGAGCAGTGCGACCGGGTCGTGCGCCCCATCTGGGAGGAGGCCGTTGACACGCCGGCCAAGGCCTACGGCTACGCCGGCGACAACGACGAATGGGAGCAGTATCAGGAGCAGCTGGAGTACCTGCTCGACGAGATGAAGCAGGAGCTGGCCAAGCAGGGCCTGCCGGCGCCGGACGGCCTGCGGGTAGAGGTAAGCAAGTTCGGCTGGCGCCGCCAGGACGCCTACGCCGAGTGCAAGTACGACGCCAAGGAGCTGGCCGACAAGCTGCGCGTGAACGGCGAGTTCAACATCAGCCGCGGCGCCTACACCGTCGAGGCCAACGGCTACGCCAGTCTGTACTGCGTACTGAGCCATCACGACGGCAGCAGCCCGATCCATGTGTTCCCGTACTGGGAGTGCGAGGTGGACAGCAGCATCCACGTGTATCAGGAGGACTGGCAGGCGATCCGCGAGATCTGGCTGCCGGCCAGCGAGCTGCTGCTATGCGGCAAGGACAATGCCTTCCCCTACACCACCAGCGAGAAGTGGACGGTGGCCACCCGCCAGGGCCTGGTAGACGAGTTCAGCTCGCTGTGCCGCGTCTTCCTTGACGAGGACGACGAGAATATCGACCTGCCCCAGCTGGCCATCCGCTTGCTGGCTGAACGGCTGCTGGAGGAGATCAAGGAGGAGACTCCGCGCCCCGGTTTGCTGGCCCGGGCGAAACAATTCCGCCAGGTGTTTGACGCCTGGCTGGCTACCTCTCCGGGTGAAATAGAGTAATCTAGCCAATAGGCTACTCTCTTTGATCTGCAAAGACTTTGCAGGTTCCATTGCCATTATAGGAGGCAAATCATGTTCAAGTTGTCCTCAGCCATCGCTCTGGCTCTGGCCATAGCGACGGGCCACGGGGTTCCGCCGATCCGCACCAAGCACCAGACCGAAGCCCGCCGTGCTCGCACCGCGGCTGACGACGAGAAGATCCAGGCGGCCAAGGACAAGCGCGAGCGTCGCCGCCAGCGCAACCTGCGCCAGCAGGGAGGTGTGAAGTGAACCGCCCGAGGAAGAAGATCCTGCGCAAGTTTGTCCCGGGGCTGCAGCAGCTGAAGCAGTTGGCCGAGCAGTACCTGGCCACAGGGGAGGACGAGCAAAATGTCTTGGAGGGTGTAGGGATCTGCGGCGCCCTCTTCGCCTTGACCGACGTCGACGAGCTGGTCGGGATCAGCATCGACGCCTACGACCTGGTGGAGTGCCTGGCGCAGAACTGGCCGGAATACTCCGGCAATCCCAGCTACCCGGTCCCCCACCAGACGCTGTCAGCAGAGGCAGCCTTTGACCTCGACAAGGAAGAGGGCGGGTTCGACCCTCGCTGGGCGGGGAAGTACGGCGCCGCCCGCCTGCGCCTCCTCGACTACCTGATAGCCGAGTGCAGCAAGTAATGGCCACCCCCTTGTCCTACGGCAAACCGATCTGGCTGGCGCGGCAAGACCCCGACGATCCGGAGGTCAACCCGAACTACAAGCGCTCGATCCGCTACTACCGGCAGCTGTACAAGGCGTGGCCCTGGTGGTGCCGTGAGCACCCCGGCTTCGCCAAGGTGTACGCCGAGCAGAAGCGCCGCAGGGCAGCGGGGGAGGACGTCCACGTCGATCACATTGTCCCGATCCGTTCGGATCTGGTCTGCGGCCTGCATGTGCCGTGGAACCTGCGGGTGATCGGCGCCGGCCCCAACCTGAGCAAGAGCAACCGGTGGTGGCCTGGCCACCCCTACGAAAACCTCGAGTTATTCGCCCATCCGGACGAACCGGAGCAGTACCACCTATGCCTTTGAGGAGGCCCTATGTCTACGCCAAAACCCCGCACTGTGGTGATCTGCAGCACCTGCCGCAGTGCTGATGTGACCCATGACGCCAACGCCGCCTGGAACCCAGCGCTGCAGGCCTACGAACTGGCCGGCGTCATGGACGCGGCCTACTGCAACCGCTGTGGCGGCGAGTGCAGCACCATCGAAGTCCCTCTGGAAGACCGCCTCGCCTGGCTGAAGGAGAAGATCGACCGCGACGATGACGAGTCCACCGCGGTCGAGCAGCGTCTGACTGAATGGGTACGCGAGGAGCTGGACGCCGAGTTTGCCGAGCTGGAGGCGGTACGCGAAAGCCCGCTGAAGGAGCTGTACGCCAACCTGCAGGAACTGGAGGCCATGAAGGCCTGCCTGGTGCTGGTGGCCGACAAGCTGGAAGACTGGGGCGCCGACATCCAGCAGGACATTACCGCCGAGGAAGACGAGCTGGAGCGCTGGCGCACCGAGCACGGCCACTACACCATGGCCTGCCGCCTGATCGGCATCACCCCCGAGACCTTCCCGAAGGAGATGACCGATGGCGCGTGATCCTGCGGCCTGGTCCGCCCCTTCCGTCGAAACCCTCGCCCACCGCAACATCCGTCTGGACATCGAACCGCAGTTGGTTCGTGACATCTGGCGCGCGAAGGACGAGGACACCCTCAAGCACATCCTGGACCGCGCCGGCCACCCGGAGGCCTACCAGACGGCCTACGATCAGGTGGCGCCGACCTGTCGCGCCGGGCGAGATCCGTACCTGCTGCAGGTCAAGCGCCAGCTGCTGAACAACCTCGCCGGCTTCCACGGCGTCGAGTACCTGGGGGAGCACCGGCGCAGCGGTCGCTCGGTGCGCTACCTGAACGCCGGTGACACCTACGCCACCACCCTGATCTTCACCGGCCGCCGCATGACGGTTGGCTGCTGGGGCGACCTGGTCGAGACCAAGGCGGTGAAAACACCGCCAGAGAGAGTCTGGTAATGGCCCGGCGGCGGTACACCAAGGTGCACATGCGCTGCACCAGCGACGGCTGCCGCCGCCGGTTCAAGGCAGTGCCCCTGAACGACCACCCTTGTCCGTTCTGCGGGAAGACGGCCAAGCCCGACCGCTGGGCTGCGAAGAAGCCCTGGAACGACAAGCTGTGCAACTGCGGCGCGTGGGTCTGGCCTAGCGGCCTGGACACCCATCGCATGGGCAGCACCAGCAAGGGGGTGAAGTGCCTGGGGCCGCTGCCGCCCGTGGAAGACCTGCCGGGCGTGCCCGGCGACTACCCATTCTGATCTGCAAAGTCTTTGCAGCTGGAGAGAATCATGAGCACCGAGAAGACCTTCTCGATCACCTTCTACGGTCGAGAAAATAATGCCATTGGCATCTGCATCCAGTTCACCAAGGAGGTGGACGCGGTCGACTTCGAGGCAGCCCGCTTGAAGCTGTACGACACCCACGAGCATATCCGTGTGATCGAGTATCACGAGGTAGTGCAGCCATGAAGCGCTATCAGCCAGGCCCCCACTACCGGCGCTACTGGGACGGCCTGCGTTCGGTTGGGAAACAGCCGTTCACCGTCCAGCACTCGCGCTGGACTACCTACATCCTCGATGCCGCGGGAAAGCGGGTGACCAGCCTCTGCCTGCGCGGCAACAGCAAGCAGCGGCGCCAGCAGGTGCGGCTCGCCTTGCGCTACCTGAACCGGCCGATCGTCGAGGAAGCCAAGATCGACAGTCTGATCATCGAAATGAGCAGCGGTGGCGGGGAGTGCCAGCTGCACAACTGCCACTTGGTCAATACAGGGGTGGGAGGCGCCACGGGAGACTTCCCTACGCTGTCCGGCGTCGTGATGCGCCTACGCGGTGCCGATCTCGATGACGACTGGCAAGAGAATCTCGACCCCCATTCACGCTTCAAGAAGTGACCGAGGCAGACCATGAGCAAGCGAGAACGTGAGCTGCAGAACATCCTGCTGGAGATGGCCGACGGCCTGCGCAGCAAGGCGCGGGTGGCGCTCAATGACCACGTCAGCGGCAACCATACCGACCCCGTGGCGATCCTGCGCGCTGCCGCCGACGAGCTGCAGCTGGCGGCCGGCGCCACCCTGGAGAGGCGCACCGTGCAGTGCACGCCGATCATCTACGGCGTCAACAGCCTCTCCTTGACCGTCGAGGGCAAGGCCCGCGTGTGGACTGCCGAGGACACCGCCGCGCTGGTGCGCATGGACGTGTCGCAAGACCAGGTGACGGTCCTCGACCCGCGCAATGGCCAGCCGTTCTACCAGCGCCCCACCGGCCTGCACATGGCCATCAACATCGACCCGCAGCCAGAAGCCCATTACACCGAGGTGAACGAAGATGCTAAAGCCCATCTCCACTAGACTGCTGCGCCCCATCATGCGGGGCCAGTACCTGGGCCAGGCCCTGTGTTGCCTGGTCTGCGACGCCAAGGTGCGCGTCGAGGCGGGCCAGGCAGTAGGCTGGTACCGCGACTACGCCCCGAACCTGGCGGCACCTGACGCTGCCGAGTTCATCTGCTCGAACTGCGCCATGCTCGAGGATCTCGACCCGGATTGGCCGGACAACCAGGTGGCCCTGGCCTGGGTACCGGTGCGCCGCAAGATGCCGATTCAGATCCGCGAGAGCCTGGCTGAGCTGTTCACCGAGCGCTCTACGGGCAAGGCGGCGGGCGAGACACCTCCGGGCATGTTGTGGGTGAGCCTGCCGGTAGGCTGCGGCTTCGACCTGTACAACCACGTCCGCCCCAGCCAGGCGCTGATCGACGTGATGGCCACGATGATTTACAGCGCCCAGCCAGGGGTCAACCCGTCCAACCATTACTACCTCGACATCAGCTGGCGCGACGACCACGCCCTGATCCAGGTCAAGTACCAGCAGATCCTCGGCCATCGCTACGTCGCCATCGTGCCGCGCCAGTTCGTTAACGACTTCTTCCAGGCTGCAAAGCCTTTGTAGGTCACTTCGACCAGGTGTAGTCTTGATGCCACTTTCCACGCCTCATCCAGCAGGGAGCTAACCATGCCTCAGTCAACCATTCTGGCCGAAGGAACGGCGGCTGCGACGTCCACTGACGTCGTGCTCGCCGCGGGGGCCTCAGCCGTAGTAGGGATCTTCGCCGCCAGCGCCAACGTCCAGGTCAGCCAGCAGATCAAGGTGGTCATTGACACCCCCGGCGCCGATAACTTCGTGGCGCTGCTGAACGACGCGCAGCGCCAGGTTCAGATCTTCGGGCCTGGCACCTACCGTGTGATGCGGTCAGCGGCCCGGCCCGGCGGCGCGGCCATCGGCGTATTTTCGGAGACCTGAGCCATGCTGGCGAACAAGCTGGCAAGGGCTGTGTTCCAGAGCCTATCGAGCAACCTGCAAGACGCTCCACCGCCCCGCGGAGCGCCAGCCTGGGACGGCGCTCCGCGCAACAACCTGCTGGCGATCCTGGGCGACAGCATAGTGCTGCAGAACTCGTCCACGGTGGGCGGCTTCCAGAACAACGGCTTCATCACCTCGATGAACCGCCGAACTGGGCAGCGGCTGTACTTCTCGCCGAATAGGAACTTCGGCGTGGGCGGCGATACGACGCTTATGGCCGAGGCGAGGATGACGGCCATGATAGCCACCGGCGCCGGCCTTGGCATCATCGCCGTGGGGACCAACGACCCGAACGCCGGGGTGACTGCCGACCAGACGCTGGAGTCGATGAAGCGCATGCGGGACGCGGCGAAGACCGCGCGCATGGTGCTGATTTTCATCGTCCCGGCGCCACGCGGCAACGACATCTACCCAGCTACCCGACTGGCCGGCGCCAATTTGGTAACCGCCCAGACCATCCGCAGCCGGATGCTCGCCGAACTGCCGGGGGTCGGTTGCTACGTCGTGGACAACCACACCCACCTGCTCAAGGATGGGACGGTCAACGACATCAAGGACGGGTACACCAGCGACGGCCTGCACCCGCTGACCCTTGGCGCCTATTACTGGGGCATCACCGCCGCTGAGGTGGTAGCGAACCTGTTCACCGCCATCCCGGTCATCGCAACGGTGGAGAATCCGTGGAACGCGACTACCAACCCGCAGGGGTCGGCCAGCAGCAACGCGCTGACGGCAGGCACCACAGGCACCGTCGGCAGCGGCGGCTCCGGCCAGCTAGCCACCGGCTACAGCGGCAGCAACTCGACCGGCACCACTGGCGTGACCCGAACCTATTCCAAGGTCACCAAGGATGGCAAGACCTGGCAGCAAATCGTGGTCGGCGGCGTGGCCGCGACGCAGACGGCGGCGATCGACCTGATGCGCCAGATCGGCCTGCAAAACAAGGTGACGCCAGGCCTAGTCTACGAAGTCGTGGCCCAGTACGAGCACGACGCCGACGTGAACAACATCGCTTCGCTGCAGTTCGGCTTCCAGCTGATTACCCCGGGCGGAACCACTTCCCTCTGGGACGGTGACAAGTACACCAACGTCAGCCTGCTGCCGCAGGTGGCCGATGCGGGTATAGCGCGCTCCCCTCGATTCGTCATGCCGGCCGACGCGACCGACCTGCGGCTCAGGGCAGCGTGCTATCTGTCGACGCTGGGGCCGCCCACCGGGACTTTCCGCATCACCGGGTTGGAGATCAGGCCGGTGCCCGGCCAGATCCCAACCTGATCGACAGCAACACCATTTGCGGGAGGCTTAGGCCTCCCGCATCTTTTCCATCGCCATCAATAGCCAGGCTGCAAAGCCTTTGTAGGTGACTCCATGAAACTCCCCTCCGCTCTGAAACAGAAGCTCTATGTCGTCGCTCGCCGCCGGTGTTATGTCGAACCAGGGCAACTGCCTTACACCTTCTCGATGCAAAGCTGGGACCCCCGGCAGCTGAAGGCCAACACCTCCGGCGAGATCTTCATCTGCGAGCACGAAGTGGAAGTGCCGCTGCCCGAGGGCGAGATCGACATGATCAGCCTGGAAGTCAAGGCCATGGAGAAGGCCCGCGACGAGATCATGGGCGAGGCGCAGGCCAAGGCCACGGCGATCGACGCCGCCATCCAGAACCTGTTGGCCATTGGCTACGAGGGTACCTCCCATGATCACGCCAACGAGCCTCAATGAGGCCTTCCTGGCCAAGGTGCGGGTGGCGGCGCGCGAGGCAATCCGCAACGCCGCCACATTCCAGCCGGATCTGCTGCAACCGCATGGCCAGGCCTACGTGACCAACCGCCGCGGCCGGCTGATGATGCGCGTCGACTTCGAGGTGGGCCGGTCTCCGGCGTTCCGCTTCTGGGAAGGCTCGCGCAAGGACATCACCCCGATGGTGATCAAGGCAATGGGAGGTTCCCTGTGAAGCAACGCTACCGTCTGCGAATGATCATCCGACAAGGGGTGCACGTTGGGTATCAGGTCTTCAAACCGGGAGGCCTGCTCGGCACCTACACCTTCTACCGCTATATCTGGTTTTGACCGAGGAGGTCGCCATGTTCAAGTTCACCACTTTCTGCCGCCAAACCAATGACGCCGGCACCACCCACATCTGCACCGTCGAGGTTGAGCAGGAGGATGCCACCCTTGCCGGCGTCGAGGGCCGTGCCCAGGCCGCCGCTGACTGGTCGATGCGCGAGACCGAGATCAAGGTCATCGGCGTGGTACCGGGGGACATCCATCCGGCCGCCTGGGACGACGACGGCATCGAGCTGCCGGCGCCGAAGGTGCTCAACCAGATCCGCATAGAGATCAACGCCTTCCCAGGCTGCACCTTCAACGGCGCCATGTGTTTCGCCATCGAGGGATCGGCCCTGGAGGTTGACGAAGAGTTGAACCTGGCCATGCTGGAACCCGGTGCCCTGCTGGACGACGCGGACATCGGTGACGACCCGATGGGCCAGCTGTCCGAGCAGGTGCACAACGCGGTGAAGGACATGCTCGATCTGTGGGATCGCGGCATCGAGCCGAAGCGCAAGTGCCTGGTGCTGAACGCCGGCCGCTTCAAGCTGGATCAGTTCGGCGGCCCGCTGGACGGCCAGATCGACGAGACCTTCGACATCACCGTGGACATCGTGCCCTTCGTCGAGGAGGCGGAAGGCGATGAACCTCTGTGAGCCAGGCAAGGGGCGGCTCGCCGAGATCCGCCGGGCTGTCGACGCCACCGGCGTGTGGTGGGCGCCCTCGCTGAACCGCTGGCACGACCAGACCGGCGTCGCCCACGCTATCCACGACGGCGGGGCCATGTGCGGCAGCAAGCCGTACTCCACCGGCGGCTCCTTCCGCACCGCCGAGGCGGCTGGCGCGCGAGAGTGCCGCCGCTGCCGCCACATTATCGACGAGGTATTCCCCCATGAGTAACCCACTCCTTGAAGAGTTCCTGCGCGGCTACCTGGTGGCCGCCCTGTGGAGCAGCACCAGCACCCACCCGCAGACCGGCCAAGACGTTGACCTCGACTCGGACAACTTCGAGTGGGGGGAGCACCAGGAAGAGCGCCTGAAGGCCGAGGCCACCAAGTTCTTCGAGCGCTACCGCGATGACCTGGAGCTGTACACCGACCAGATCAGCTATGACCCTAGCCAGGGTACGGCCTACGATTACGCCGGTCATGACCTCTGGCTGACCCGTAACGGTCACGGCTGCGGGTTCTGGGATCGTGGCCTGGGCGATGTCGGGCTGCGCCTGACTAAGGCCTGCGGCTACGACACCGACTTCCTACCGATTGACCTGTACTTAGGCGACGACGTGAAGATCTATGCCGGCGGCATGGAGGGTGAGCCATGCGTACAACCCGCGTGAACTTCGAGGTGGTCAAGTACCCGATCAAGAAGTCGGGAATCTGCCCCGTCTGCAACAAGAAGGCCTCGCGCACTTTCACCGAGTCGCAGACCCTCAACCCGTTCAACACTGACGCCGCTGGAAACGCCAAAACCCGACGCCAGATTCTCGACGAGCTGATCGCTCGTTCTAAGGTGTGGAAGACCGAGCCGACCTACCACACCGACTGTCAACCACGCAAAGGAGCCACCCCATGAGTTACCAACGCCGCACCATTCCCGGCCACTTCTCCCGCCGCGTCGGCCCCCAGCACGTCGGCATCAGCGAGGAAGAGGCCCGGCGACTGCTGGCGCCGACCAACCGCGACGTCGACGAGGCGATAGCCACCCTCAAGAGCAACCCGCTGGCGAGCCTCAAGGGTGACAACTGCCTGGTGGTCTTCGAGGTGCACAGCGCGCCGGCCGAGACGGTAGCCGATGGCGGCCCCCACCTTGTCAGCCCGGCCAGCTACACCGACGAGGAGACGGCAGAGTTCCTGCTCGACCTGATCGCCCAGGTGGCGCCGGCCAGCTACAACGGCCTGTTCGACCGCTACCACGAGCTGCAGCCGCCGCAGGTCGACGCCTTCGTCAGCTCGCTGATGGAGCAGCTGGACAACGTCGCCGGCCCCGAGATCACCTTCACCGTCCAGGAGGTCAACGGCACCCAGGTGCTGGGCTTCTACCGCCTGGAAATGCCCGAGGAACAACTGCCATGAGCCACCCCTTGCTCGACCCGAAACCCAAGACCCCCTACGTCGTTGTCGGCGTGATCTTCAGTGGCGGTGGCAACCGCTCCTACTTCTACCTGGCGCCCGAGGACATGAAGGTCGAGCCCGGCGACCGCATCGTCACCGCCAAGGGGCAGAGCTTCTCGATCCCCACCGTCGTTGGGGTCTACCCGGCCGGCGGCGACAACGAGGCCGAGGCCACTGACTGGGTGGTGCAGAAGGTCGACACCACCCGCTATCTGGCCATCAAACGGGAGTACGCACTGTGAGCACAGCCCACGAGGAGATCTCGCTGAAGATGATGATGCGAGACGCACGAGAAAACCCCAACGCGCAGCAGGTGTTGACGGACAAACAGCAGCGATCCTTGCTGGACATGGTCACCAAACGCTGCCGCCAGGACAAGAAGCAGGTCATCGCCGAGAACATCGCCCGCCCCCTGAAGGAGTGGCCTGGCCGCTGGGCTATCGAGCGCCTCTACGTGAGGGGCCAGGTGATGACCTATTGCACCGGCCAGGACTGGGACGTGGAGCGAGCGCAACTGCGCAAGCAACTGTACGACTTCCGCTGATCCGCCAATTCGTCTAACCTTCAGACCCTGCAAAGTCTTTGCAGGGTCTGTTGCTTCCTGGAGGAGCAAATGAAACGACTACCTATTGAGATTGTTCGAGCCCTGGTGGCGTGGGAGAAGAACCACGGTCGATTCTGGAAGGCCGATCTGCGCAGTGCCTGGGCGACGGGCCGTTATGGCCTGGTCAGCGCGGAAATCAGCGGCCCGCTGCAGCACCTGCGAAACACCGACGCGGCCTGGCTGAACAAGCAGGTGAGCATGGCCGACCTCAAGGCTCAGCTGCATGCCCACGACCTCCGCGTGGCGGCCGAGGCGCTGATCAAGCAGATCTGCCCGGCCGGTTTCCCGGACCCTCACTACTTCGCCCGCCAGGAGATCACCAAGCTGATCGGCCTGATCCAGCAATCGCCGGTGGCCTACGATGGAACTGTTTAACGTCCGCCACCGCGAGATCCCGGCCGACGCGGTGAACATCATGCGCCCGGGTCCCTGGGGCAACCCCTTCGACGAGCGCACCTTTGGCCGCGAGGGCTGCATCAAGCTCTACGAGCACTGGCTGTTCCTCAACCCAAACCTGGTGACCATGATGCGCCGCGAGCTGGCGCACAAGGACATCGTGTGCTGCTGCTGGCCGAAGCCGTGCCACGGCGACGTGATCCTGCGGGTGGTCGGCAAGGGTGAGGAGCCGCAACCTCTGGTGATGAATGACCCCGTCCTTGTTGCCTATCTGGCCAAGCAACCTGACCGCCTGGGTGACGCCGTGCACCAGGTGGTGAAAGCCTTCAGCCAGGGCGACCGCCCGCGCGACACTCTGCCCCTGGTGGAGCAGGCCTGGAACCACCTGGCGCCCCACCTCCACCGCATACTGAGTAACCGCCGCGAGGGCTGGCCCAAGCCGCCCACCGACACGGTGCAGGTGCTACGCGGCGACATCCTGGCCTGGCGCAAGGAGTGGCTCGAGATCCAGCAGCAGATCGCCGAGCAGGAGCCCGGAACCGACATCGTCACCCCATTCGACCACTACCTGTACGGGGGAAAGGGCTGATGCTTGACGCCATCAAACCCCGCCGTCCACGAGTCAACGTCGGCACCATCGGCCATATCGACCACGGCAAGACCACCCTAACCGCAGCACTGATACCGGCGCTGCGAAACATGTTCCAGCAGCAGGAGATAGCCATGCAAGAAGCTCAACCCGACAAGGTCAAGATCGCCGTCATCGGGGACGGGATGGACCCCGCCCTTGTCCGCCGCGTCGCCACCGCGCTGACCGACAAGGGCTACGAGGTCGTGGACAAGGCAGAGGATGCCACCCACGTCATCGGCAAGGAGGGCATCGAGGACTTCGCCGCGGCCGAGCGTCGCCAGGTGAAGATCGAGGCGGAGCGCACCATCGGCCGCAACCCGTGGATGAAGGCCAGCGCCAAGAAGGTGAAGAAGGCGAAGATGAAGGAGCTGCAGCGCCGAGCCTTCACGGGGGAGTAGCCATGCAGACCCGCTGGCAGTCGATCCTGGAGACGTTCCTCAACACCCTGACCGGCTACATCATCTCGGTGATTGCCCAGCTGGTCATCTTCCCGCTCTACGGTCTGCACGCCAGTCTCAACGACAACATGCAGATCGTGGCCCTGTTCACCGCCATCAGCATCGTGCGCAGCTATTTCTGGCGGCGCCTGTTCAACCACCTCCACCACCCGAGGGCATAGTCATGAGCACCCCGCAAACTCTGTCGCTGGGCGACTGCACCTATTCGACCACCTTCAACAAGCTCAGCCGCGGCGACAACGGCAACTACCTGCAGGTGAGCTTCAAGCCGCCGAAGGGCCAGGAGTTCATCTCCATGGTGATCGGCACCGTCCCCGCCAAGACGGTCGACTACGACCTGGCCAAGATGCTGAAGCGCAACGTCGGCCTGTTCCACGTCACCGAGGTGGAGGAGCTGCTGGTGAAGTTCGCCCAGCAGCTGAACCCGGAGCTACGCGAGGGGACCACCCGCATAGCCGTGCAGACCCTGCTGCAAACCGAAATCGACAAAGCCAAGGAGTGACCGATGTCCCTTAAAGTCCAGCCCTGCACCAAGGGCAAGCGCCACAAATGGGTGTTCGTGAAGAACGTGACCACCAAAACCCAGACCCTCCGCTCGATCTCGATCACCCGCCGGGGCGTCTATCGCTGCGCCTGCGGTGAGCGCAAGTACGGGCCAGAACAATGACAATCCGCATCAGCACCACCAGCAAGCTCGACGGCATACGATCCTGGTCCCTGGAAGCCCTGACCACCTGCCCCGGCTCTCGCACGGCCGGCGGCGACCAGGTGCGCATGGTGGGCAACTCGGTACCGCCAGGCATGGCTGAGGCATTCGTCAAGGCCAACGTGCCGCTGTGGGCTTTGGAAGCTGAACTGGAGGCGGTCGCCTGACCGCCAGGAGACGATGATGACTGTGAAGAAAGTGCTACCTCACCTCGCCGAAAGTCTGGCCGAGCTGCGCCGCCAGGCGCAGATGGTCGGATACGAAGGCGAAGAAGCGCTGCAGCGCTCTGTTGACATCGACGGGGTCCTGCAGGCCGCAGGCGGGATGATGCAGAAGCTGGCCCTGTCCCAGGCGAAGGGGCGAAAAGGCTGGAACGACCCTGAGCGCACCAACGTGCTGGAGCTGCTGGGCCAGCTTCTGGCTCACCTGCCCAAGGGTGACCCGATCGACTGGCTGAACTTCTCGATGATGCTCTGGTTCCGCAAGGATGGCCTGTCGGACGTCGAGTGGGGAACCGCGCTGAAGGAGATGATCGACGCCTTCTGCCGCGACCAGCTGCAGAAGGAATACGCCTTCATGGACGAGGTCTATTCGGCTACCGCCGCCGAGGTGAAGGCCGAGGCCGACGCAGCGATCCGCGGCAGCCTGAGGCTTGGCGACGAAGTGACCATCTTCCAGCTGGTGAAGGCCCAGGCCGTGATCAACCAGCACCTGGCCACGGTGTTCGGCGAGCTGCGGGAAAAGCTGCCGAAGGGCTGCGAGCTGATCGTGCAGCCTGGCGCCCGCGAAGACGGCACGCCGTTCTTCACCCTGAAGGTGGAGACCACCCCTTGATCGGCAAGTCCATGCAGAAGGTCTCCGAGTACGTCGAAGCCCACGGCTGGAAGGTCGGCAGACGGACCCGCAAGGGCAACCTGGTGCTGACCAAGAAGGGCTGCGCTCCGGTGACCATCAGCGGCAACTCGGGCGACCGCCGCGCGCAGGAGAATGCGTTGTCTATCCTGCGCCGAGAAGACCGGGCACTTGCCAAAAAAGACGTGCAACAAAACCCATAAACCCTGCTATATTCCTAGCTCCTGTTGGAATACCTGATTAACCCCAAGGATACTGTCGATGAACAAAGAAGAGATCGTTGCGCACCTGGCCGAGGAAGCCGGTGTCACCAAGGCCGCTGCTGGTAAGGTGCTGAACGCCCTGACTGACCTGGTACTGGACCGCGCCGCCGAGGGTCAGGAGACCCTCCTGCACAAGTTCGGCACCTTCAAGCCGAAGGATCGCGCGGCCCGCCAGGGTCGTAACCCCTCCAACGGCTCGCCGATCCAGATCCCGGCCCAGCGCCTCCTGGCCTTCAAAGCCTCGAAGATCACCGCTGACCGCCTGAACTGATCCAGATGTAAGTGAGAGCCCGCCGATCGGCGGGCTTTTTCATGGGTTGAATTGCACCTTAGTAGCTACTAGAGTAACCTTCGACTCCCTATTAAACCTATGCGTGGTGAATTGACATGGGCTCAGGTATTGACGACTTCCCAGACCTTGGTTTGCAGGAAGACCAGGGCAAGCCAGATGAAAAGAAGGTGAAGACCTTCTCCTTCGGTGGCAATGAAGATACCCCTGACGACGACGACGACGATCTCGACGAAGAAGAGCGCGCCGAGCAGGACGACAGCGAAGGCCCCCACCAGCTGCTGGAACCCCCTACCGACCCCATCGGCGCCATGCCGGCAGGGGTGGACGTGCAGGTCGACCAGCAGGCTTTGCTGGAGGCCGTGGACAGCGTGCTGGAAGATCCCGCGCTGAGGACGCTGACTGCCATCAGCGCGGAGCGCTTCAAGAACCACATGCCCAAGGCCGCAGACAGCGCTCGCGTGACCCGCGGCTGGCTGGACAGCCTGGAGCAGCGTCACTTCTTCCTGGCGCTGGGCTACCCAGGCCACCGCCTGTGGAAGCTGCTCGGCAACAACGTCTCCAGCATGGGCCAGCTGCGCGCCTGGGTGAACGGGCTGGAGCAGATCCCAGATCTGCTGCGCCGGCTCCTGACGCTGGAGCACCTGCTCGACCGCCGCACCTTGACCAACCGCCGCCGGATGCCCACCCGGGCACAGATCCAGGAAGGTATCCGCGTGCTGCCGCGTGCCGCCGCCGTATCCGAGATCCTGCAGGGCTTCGACGTCAGCGTGCGCGACGAGCAACGCTACCCGCTGGAAGCCGAGACCGGCACGGTCGACGGTGTGCGCGACATCCTGCGCATCGTGAAGCCAGGCGACGCCATCGCCGAGCGCGGCCGGCAGGGCTCCTCCTTGCCGCTCAGCAAGCGCCTGCAGGGGCAGGGCAAGCCGCTGGGTTACCGCCTGCTCAAGCCGAGTTCCTACTGCTACAACATCTCCTCGAAGAGCGAGAACTCGGCCGGCATCCGCGCGCTGACCCCGCAGGACGCCATGCACATGCTGAACAAGGCGGCAGATCTGGAGGCCCAGTACGGCGTCTATTACAGCCTGCGCCGGATCAACACCACCAAGCCGTGGGGCTTCGACAACGTCGAGTACATCCCCACCCAGCAGCTCGATGAAGAGCGCGCCCGCCACGCTCGCAGCGTGAAGGAACGGAACGAGTGAAAACCGCCCAGAAGGGGCCGCCTCGCGCGGCTGCAGTACAGACGCCCTACGGCCTGAAGGCTCTGGTCGAGGCCAGCCATGCCTTGGCCGACAGCCACGTCATCAGCGACATCACCGACCTCGTCCGCTTCCACCTGGAGAACGACGAGGTATGGGGCCGCTTCACCAGCCACGCCGGCTGGCTCAGCCCAGGCAAGCGCATCGGCATGCTGGACTTCTCCTTCCACATGGCCCAGGTCAACGGCACCCTCGAGGATCTGCGCCTGGAGCTGCTGGTGCAGGAGATCGTCGGCGGCGACGGCGAGCCGCTGACCAACGCCTTCGACGACCTGGTCCGGATCAAGCTCAAGCTGGACCCGGCTGGCTGGGGCGAGCTGCTGATCACCTGGTCGCATGCCACCACCCCGGAGTGGGCCGAGTGGATGAACATTGCCAAGGAGAAGTTCCGCAAGGGCTGGGAGGAGCGCGTCAAGGCCGGCAAGGCGGTGGGGCTGACCACGCCCCTCGGCCTGGAGCCTGCTGTGCGCGAGATGATGGCCATGCTCTGGGACGCCGACTCCCTGAAGGACATCTCCCGCGACCTCGGCCTGGATCTGGTGGTGATCGACGAGGAGGAGGAGGCCGAAGACCACTGCTCCTCGCTGGACATGACCGCCCAGCAGATCCACCTGGTGACCCCGTGGCTGGCCACCGAGCTGAAGAAGCGCGGGCAGATGGCCGACATCGTCCTCGGCCTCCCCTTGTGGTCCCGCGACAACCGCGACGAAGTGCACCTCGAACCCGTGATGCAAGACCTCGCCTACCTGCAATTTGCCCACTCGCCAGGCGATGGCCTGGCTTCATCCAAGGAGTAACCCATGTCTCAAGCTCAATCCGGTACCGCCCAAGTCGGCCGTGGCCAGAACCACGACACCACCATCACCGCGATGCCGAACGAAGCCCTAGTTGTGCATGTGCCTGACCCGGAGGCAAACCGCATCCTGAAGGTCAACGACATCAAGGAGACGCGCTACGCTAAAGTGATCTCCGTGGGGCGCCCCACCGGCCGCCACCGCGCCGCCCCGATTCAGGTGGGCGAGATCGTGCTGACCAAGACCGCCACGGCCGGCGTCGCCGTCCCTGGCATGTTCCATGAGAACAAGCCGGTGCACCGCCTGGACTGGGCGGACATCATGGCCACCGTCGAGGACTACGAGCATGAGTGAGAAGGCCGTCGTGCAGCTCGCCGAGGAGCTGGGCATCACCGTGGAGCAGGCCAATGCGGTATGGCTGAAAGCGCGCCAGGCGATGTTCAAGACCCTCTACCGCGGCGATGCGGTGGATCTGGGCTTCGCCTACCTGATGCCGACCCAGAAGGCCGCGCGCAAGCGCCACGACTTCAGCGTCAACGCCTCCGTCACGGTGCCGCCGCAGACCACCCTGAAGATGACGGTGCCGCCACACGTCCAGGAAGCCCTGGCAGGTAAGACGATGCTGTCGCCCTACGTGTTCCTCACGCGCTCGCAGCTGAAGAACCTCCCCATCCACGAGCTGGACACCATGAAGGCCAACCGGCTCGACTACTACCGTCTCAAAGGAGTAACGGTATGACCCTGAAAGCACAGGTGCTGTTCGTCGCGGCCCATGGCCCGGCGTTCAGCGGTAAGGATTCGGTGTGCAAGGCGCTCGACCAGCTGCTCGGCAAAGACACCTACCGCCTGACTGGCCGCTTCGCCGAGCCGATCTACGAGATGGTGCGTAGCCTAGTGCCGCAGGCGAACAGCCACATGTCGAAGGAAGAGAAGGAGAGCCCCCGCCCTGAGTTGGGCGGCCTGTCCGTGCGCCAGGCAATGGTCGCCATCGGCGAGGGCTTCCGCCAGTTCGACAAGGGGTGCTGGATCAAGCTGTGGCGCCACTCCTTGTTGACCGAGGTGGCCCAGGCCATCACCGACGGCTACTACAAGGTGGTGGTGCTGGTTCCGGATCTGCGCAAGCAGGACGAGCTGCAGGCCTTCCATGGCCTGCCTGGGGACCTGGCCATCCTGCTGACCAAGACCCTGGAAGCCCAGGCTGTCACCCGTCCAGGACGCATCTGGCCGCTGCTGCAGGCCGACTCGGTGGTGTTCCAGATCTACGGCCAGAACGCCCCGGAGAATGCCCAGGTCAACGAGGCGACCGAGACCCGGCTGCCGGAAGGGGCAGAGGACATCCCGATCATCAACGACCACCACCTGGGCAAGGACAACCTTTTCGAGCACGTCCGCGGCTCCCTGCGGCAAAACCGCGAGGGGCGCCTCGGCGAGCTGATCGACGGGTTGTTCCACCTGAGCCTCAAACGTGAGCGCTAGCCTCTCCCTGGCTGAGTCGATGGTCTCCCACCATCGACAACAGCTGGCCTACTGGGAAGAGCAGCTACGGCAGGCCAACATACACGACCGCAAGCCCGGCATCTGCCGGGTGACCGGGGCGGCGCACGTCACGGTCACCTTTCACTCTGCTCCGCCTGACGAGCGCCGGGTGTGCGTGGACTGTAAGGCCTGCTTCCCTATCAACGTAGACCTGCTGACCGCGCCGCACGGCCGGTCGAAAATGTGAGGCAGCTATGGAAAATCGCATCGCAGTGACGGTGATCCCCACCGACGAGCTGCAGGAGATGATCCCGGAGTGGGCGCGGCGGATAGTCCGCGAGTGGCTACCGCCCAACATGGGCGGCGAGCTGCAGATCTACTCAGAGATCAACAAGGGGCGGGTCATCCAGCACTTCGACCTGGTCTCGGCCGGAGACAGCTGCTGCGCGACCGGGGAGATGCCGGCGTTCCTGCGCCACATCAATCGGAACGGTGTCAACCTGGTGGCCCGCGGAGCCCTGCTGGGCATCGACGAGCAGGGTATGCACCCGAGCTTCCTGCAGGCCGGGCACCCCGACGAGCGCCTGCTGGGGTGCGACGAGGCAGCCTGGCTGCTGAACTGCAGCGAGGAGCTGGTGCAGCTGCTGCGCCGGGCCAAGCCGGAGGAACGCCTCCCCTTGTTCCGCCAGTCGGTACCCAGCAACCACTGCGCCGACATGTACAACGAAGCCATCAGGACGGTGAACCTGCTATGACGCATATCGACCAGGACCCAGACAAGCTCGAAGAGATCATCCGCAACCCCGATCTGCTCGACCGACTGGGCAGTTCCGACCTCAAGCGGGTGGGCAAATTTCTGGCGCGCACCCTGGTGACCGTCGGCAACCGTGCCGATGCCACCGAGCGCTCCAACCTGAGCATGCAGATCCGCCTGCTGGAGGTCACCGGCGGCAACCCGCCGGACTGGTCGTATCTGCACGCCGACGAGGCCATGAATCTGCACGTTTTCACCGGCTTCAGCGCGGTGAAGAGCGACACTTCGTGGGTCGTCTGCGGCGAAGAAAATGGGGTCCTCCGCCCCATCTACGAGTACGACTTCGAGGACTACGGCACCACCGAAGCCGAGAGCCGTGCCCGCCTTATGCTGGCGCACCTGCGCCAGACCTTCATCCCCCGCACCAAGGAAACGACATGAGCGAGCAAACCCCAGAGCAACAAGACCAGCTGGCCGAATACTGCGCCCAGAGCCCGCTGGCTTACCGCGACTTCGTGCTGGCGCTGACCAGCCCGCCGGAGACCTACAACCTCAGTGACGCCGTCATGGGAGGCCTGGTAGAGGCGCTTCACCGCCTGACCCCAGCCAGCCTGGAGCTGGACCACTTCAAGCGGGCCATGACCTACGGCGACAAGCTGCGCATCAACCCGCCGGCCAACTACCACCCCTTGCACCCGCTGATACGCGGTGCCGGCTCCCGCATCGCCGCCGGCAAGGAACTGACGGACGAGAACCGCGCCCGCCTGCTGCTGATCCACGCCTTGCTCGGCAAGATCACCGAGGCTATGGAGCTGGCGCCCATCCTGATCGACCTGATCAGCGATAAGGCCGACGTCGACGTGGTCAACCTGATCGAAGAGCTGGGCGACGACCGCTTCTACACCGCCCTGGCTGAGCACGCCGCCAACGTCATGGAAGGCAACGTCATCTACCGCAACGTGCGCAAGCTGTGCAAGCGCTACAAGGGTGGCCTGTTCGACCAGGCCGCCGCCCTCAACCGCGACCTGGACGCCGAGCGTGAAGCTCTCGGCGGTGAGGCGCAGCCCCAGTAACCGGAGACACCCCATGCAAAAGACCCATAACCTCCCGCCAGAGCTGGCGGGCAAGGTGGTCAACATCGCCGACATCAGAGCGCAGCGTATAGGCGCTCAGGAGTTGAGCGAGGCGATCGCCGCACAGGAAGCTGGCGAGATCGCCAGCGACATGTCGATGACCGAGAAGGTCTGGTGGCGCAACCAGCAGTTCTTCGCCAACCGCATGGCCCGCAGCCGCGACTTCGGCCGGCTGGCCTTCAAGGTGGGCCATATCGACGACAACCCCGCGCTCTACGTGGACTGTGAGGCCTACGCGGCCTACCTGCCCCTCAAGCCGGACCTGACCCTGGACTTCGAGGTCGACCCCCTCCTTGTCCGCTGGTCGTGCCGTGGCGAGCCGGAACACCCGCTGGTGAAAGCCAGCGCCATCAACTTCACCCCCGAGGTGCTCGAGTAATGGAAGTCCGCTCCTGGGAGAAAAAATACCTGACCGTGCTGCACGAGCTGACGCTGTTGGCGAAGGCGGGCAACTGGCGGGGCAATCGTACCGGGGTGCGCACGGTTGGGGGCTTCGGCCTCCAGCTGGACGTGCCGCTGTTCGCCAACTACTTCCCCACCCTGGTCAGCAAGACGGTGCACTGGAAGTCGGTAGTCGCCGAGCTGCTGTGGTTCATCCGCGGCGAGACCAACATCGCCTTCCTGAAGGAGAACGGCTGCCGCATCTGGGACGAGTGGGCCAACGAGCAGGGCGAGTTGGGGCCGGTCTACGGCTACCAGTGGCGCAATTGGCCGACGGAGAACGGTTTCATCGACCAGCTCTACGCCATGATCAACACCCTGCGCACCAATCCCATGTGCCGCCGGATGATCGTCTCGGCCTGGAACCCGGCGGCGCTACCGCTCCCGCAGCTGTCACCGCAGGAGAACGCCACCATGGGCCGCCAAGCCCTGGCACCGTGCCACATGCTGTTCCAGGTGTACGTCGAGCCGCTGACCGATCTGCAGCGCCTGGAGCGCGCCCAAGGCTGGGTACCTGCCGAGGTGCTGGCGGATCTGCACAAGGTGAGCGCTGCCTCGCTGAAGGACGTGCTGGATCGCTACGACGTGCCCCGCCGCGGCCTGCATCTGCGTGTCGATCAGCGGTCGGCGGACTGGATGCTGGGCGTCCCGTTCAACATCGCCAGCTACGCCCTGCTGGCGCACCTGCTGTGCACCCAAGTCGAAGACATGATGCCAGCCAACCTGGTGATGCAGTTCGGTGACTACCACCTGTACGAGAACCAGGTGGACGCAGCCGAGGAGCAGCTGCTGCGCTTCGATGCGATGAACGGCATGGCCACCGGCCTGGAGGTCCCAGCGATGTCCTACGGCCAGCTCTGGGTCCCGGCAACCGTCCGCGACCACTCCTTGCACACCGTCGAGGTGGACGAGGTGGTCCTCAAGGGATACCAACCCTGGGGGAAAATCGCTGCTCCTGTTGCGGTTTGATTTCAGCTACGCTGTGACGACAAGGCCCTTTCGAGGGCCTTGTTTCTTTGTACTCCGTACAATATGATCGCCGGCAACACCAAGCGGAGCGGCATCATGCAAGAAGATTACCGCGCCGAGCTGATGGACCTGGCAAAGGAACACCAGCTCAACCCAGAGGAACTGGCCACCCTCACTGAATACTCCCGCTCGTCCGTCGATGCCTGGCTCATGCCAGACCGGACGAGTGACCGCGCCCGCCCGGTACCGGGGCGTGCCGTCAGCCTGCTCAAGGCGAAGATCGAAGCCGCAAAGGCCAACCTCAACTAAAGCGCCGCGGGCCGTGGATTCGGCCCGATAGGAGTAGTCATGGCTATGTATCGCTTCTTCCAAACGGAAGAGGACGGACCCTGGAATCCGATCACCGATAGCGAGACTGTCGTTGTTGATGCGATGCAGAAAGGGGCAAAAAAGCTAACCATCCTGGCGGTAGATGCACCCCTTGGTGCAGACGATGCTAAGCGGGGACACAAGTATAACGGCCCGCTGTATTTCGACATCGACGTGGAGGGAGCTGTAGAGGAGGCCATCAAGTCCGCCCAGCAGCTGGTGAACAACCTGATCCAGATCTACGAGACGCCGGAAGAGGCGATCCAGATTTTCTGCTCAGGGAAGAAGGGCCTGCACGTCCTGGTCGACCAGCGCGGCTTCATGCCGCGCAACACCGCCATCAAGGACCTGCCGCTGATCTACAAGGTCATGGCGTCAGAGCTGTACGTGTCGGGCATGGACTTGAGCCCCTATGCCTGCGGCCGGAACAACACCTTCCGGATCGCCAACCTGAAGCGCTACGACGGCAACTACCGGGTGCCCATCCGCATCCGCGAGTTGTTCGAGCTGGACGCCGATAGCTACGCGCGTTTCGTCTCGAAGCCGCGCAAGGAGCTGGTGCACACCCCGTACAAGGGGCCGCACTCGATCAAGCTCAACGTGCTGTTCAGCACCGCCACCGACAAGGTGGGCGCTATGGAGCGCGAGCTTACCGAGCGCTCCCGTAACACCGCCGTCGCCCACCTTGACCGGATCGCCGACCAGGCTCCGCCTTGTGTCGAAGCGATCGCTGGATACAAAGGCCTGAAGAGCAGCACCACCTTCAACCAGGTGGCGCTGAACCTTGGCCTGTGGGCCAGCCGGGCCGGCGCGCCGGAGTTCGAGCGCAACCGGATCTTCGCCATGACGGCGGACAACGCCGAGCGCACCGACCGCTACCCGACACCGCGTGCGCGGATGGTGGAGCTGGATGGCAAGTACAAGTTCACCGTCAACAGCCCCGACTACAAGTTCGGCTGCGGCGCGATGCGCTCGATGCTCACCGCTGGCCGGAAGATCTGCGAAGGCTGCCCGCTGGAGAACAGCTGCAAAGGCAGCAACACCGCCGAGTTCCTCAGCGACATCGCCGAGAAGTCCGGTATATCGAAGAACGACAGCGGCTACCTGCGCCAACTGGCGAAGGGCCGAACCGAACAGATCAGCACCTTCACCCTGGAAGCTCAGGCCGCCTACATGGAAGATATGCCAGACGGTACCGGCACTCGCCGCCGCGGCACGCTGTGCCGAGTCATGCGCTACGGCGAGAAGCTAGGCTCCGTCATCATGGACGAGGCGGCATGGGCGAGCAAAAGCTCATTCCTGCGGGCGCTTGAAGGGATCAACGGGGTCTACTACACCGGCGGAGACGCCGAGATCCAGAAGATCAAGATGCTGGTGTTCCTAGAGGAAGAGAACATGCCTGAAATTCACCAGGTAACAGCCGCCGGCATCCATATCGAACGGCGCCGCGACACCGACCTGATCACCTTCGTCGAGCCGGGCAAGTCGCTGAACAACCTGCAGATGGTCGACACCCACCGCCTGACCAAGGTCATCCCGCTGCCGCCGTCGCTGTTCAAGCAGGTGCCGCTGGAGATTGGTGACGCCAAGGCGGACCAGGCCCTGGCCAACCTGTGCAAGTCGAACCAGCAGCCGGTCATGGCCATCAGCCTGGGCTGGATAGCCGCCTGCCACCTGAAACAGCACCTGCGCGAGGCCTACGGCCAGTTCCCGCTGCTCTCCTTGTGGGGCGGCTCAGGTGCCGGCAAGTCGAAGCTGGCCGAGCTGCTGGTGACCCTGCACGGCCTCAACTGCAACCAGCGCTCGAAGGCTAACATGACGGGCATGAAGACGGCCTTCAACGCCGTCGAGCTGCTGTCCGGCACCACTACCGTGCCGCGGCTGTGCGAGGAGTACAACCGCGACAAGATCCCAGAGCACCAGTACCTGATGCTGGGAGAGCTGTTCAAGGCCCTCTGGAACAGCGAATCGTCCTCGCGCGGTACCGTCGTCCAGGGCCAACGCAGCCCGGTGTCGATCGAGATCCCGCTGACCAGCCCCGCCTTGATCCTCAGCGAGCAGCAGATCAAGATGCCGGCGCTACTGGAGCGCACCCTGGTGGTGAAGATGATCAAGGCTGGCCGTAACCGCGAGGCCTTCTTCAAGGCCCAGGACGGACGCCAACACCTGATGCGCCTGGGTCAGAGGCTGATGCAGGGTGCTCTGCGGCTGCCAATCAGCAAGGTGGAGCAGATGGTCGAGATGCAGGGGGCCTGCGTAGGCACTCAGTTCGACGACCGCCCGCGCTACAGCCTGATGGTGGTGCACATGGGTCTGGCCTGGTTGATCGAGACCTGCACCCAGCTGCGCATGCAGGACTCGGTACACGAACTGACCGTAATCAAGAATGCCCTGACCGAGATCACCGCTGAAGCTGATCGGGTGGAAGAGGACGATCCTAGCCTGTCCCTGTCCGGTGTCCTGGGCCGCAGCCAGGTGTCGGAGGTCGACCAGTTCATGATCCAGCTGGCCGACATCATCTCCGAGTCCGGCGCGCTCATGTACGAGGAGACGCAGAGCGGCAGGCCTGGCGCCCGCCGGCCGTTGCTCTCGCCGCGCACCGATTTCCGCGTCGCTGGCGACAAGCTCTATCTGTGGGGCAAGACCTGTCACAGCCGCTACCTGGAGTGGTACCGCACCACCGGCCGGCGCAGCCCGCTGGAAGCCTGGTCCGACCTCAAGCAATTGGTCGAGCACGAGCCGTACTTCATCGAGTGGAAGTCGCTGGATGACTTCGCCTTCGGCGAGCCGGCGATGGTACTGGACATGGCCCAACTCAAGCTGCGCAACGTGCACGTCGATAGCATCCGGCGTGTCTACGAGGTGCTCGGCACCATCGACCTGTAGGAGCTGCCGTGAACCTCAACGAGTACCTGAAGCTGGCGGGGGTCGAGAGACCCCTGGCCTTCGGCGACTACGTCGAAATCAAACTGCCCGACGCCAACGGTGGCCTCAGCGGCGTGCCGCGCGACTACCAGGTGACCGGGCTCCACCTCTCCTTGAAAAACCACTGGTACGGCCTCTGGGACGACCCGGGAACCGGCAAGACGGTCGTCAGCCAGGCCTGGGCCATCTACTGGGCGACCGAGGGGTACCGCACCATCGTGCTAACCTTGAGCAACCTGATTGGCCAATACATGGACGATTTCTTCGAGACGTTCGAGGGGATCGAGAAATTCATGACGGTCGATCGGTTCAACTACGAACCGAAAAAGCGCCGCGTGCTGGAGGAAGGCTGGGATCAGGACGGCTGGCCGCAGATGCTGGTGATGACCTACGAGGGCTTCTCCAACCTGTTCAAGGCCAAATGCCCCACTGCAGATCCGGCCTGGTTCTACGAGCGTGGCTACCGAGTGCTGTGCGCCGACGAGGTGCACAAGAAGCTCTGCAACGTAGACACCAAGCTGTGGAAGCAGATCAAGGCCTGGCGCGATAACGCCCAGGTGGAGCCGCTGCGGCCACCGAACAACGAGACGGTGTTCCTGCCGATGACAGGCACGCCGATCCCGCGCACCTTGACCGATGCCTACGGGATCATCGAGTTGGTGAACCCAGGACGATATGTCGGCTTCAAGCACTTCGACCGGGAGCACAGCCAGTACAAGACGGTGAAGCTCTCGCCGGAGAACTACATCACCGCCAAGGGCGGCAAGGTGATCAAGCAGATCAAGCAGCTGATCGGCTACCGCAACCACGACAAGGTGCACAAGCTGCTGTACGAGAAGGGCCGGCGCGTGGTGAAAGACCAGGTGCTGGATCTGCACAAGCCAAACATCCGCCGGGTCAAGGTGACGCTCAGCGACGAGCACTACCTGCTGTACCACCGGTTGCTCAAGGAGCGGTTCCTGGAGATGGGCAACGAGGTGATCCTCGCCATGAACCAGCAGCAGCTGCGCCAGCACGCCCTGCAGATGGTCTCCTGTCCGGAGCTGTTCCTGTCCGAGGAAGACCAGGTTGGCTTCCGCAACGCGGTCATGGAAGCGGTGCTCGATTGGCTGGAAGAGGCCGACCTGGAGAGCCAGAAGGTGATCCTGTTCTTCAACCGCATCGACTCCATCGAGCGCTACGGGGCCGCGCTGTCCCAGTACAACCCGGCCTTCATGTATGGGGAGGTGCAGGGCTCTGCCAAGGAGAAGCAGCGGCAGAAGATCCTGCACGACGACAGTTGCCGCCTGCTGATCGCCAACCCCAGGTCGGCCAGCGCCGGCCTCAACCTGCAGAACCAGTCCCACAACGTGCTCTTCGTAGAGCCGACCGGGGTGTACGGCGACTTCAAGCAGGGGCTGGAGCGGGTGCTCCGGTCTGGCCAGAAGCACGTCGTGGACGTGGGGGTGATCGACGCCCTGCGTACCGTGTCCCGGAAGGCTATCCAGAACATGCTCACGGCAGAGATGGACATCGAGAGGGCGGTGGTCGACAAGACCCGCCTCCTTGCTGACCTGGTACTGTCTTGACATGCGCCGCCAGTGGCGTACACTGGCAATGCGGCAGGTAACTGCCGACGCCGAAAGGCAAATGCCCAATGAAAAGTGCTTAAACTCCTAACGAAAAGGAAAAATGCCAAATGGCTATCAAGCAAGCTAACGCCGTCGCTGACAACTCCGCCACCCAAGCCGCTGAATCTGCTGCCGAGGCGCAAGCCCAGGCCGTAGAAACCGTGGGCGAAACCCAGGCGGTAGAAACCCACGCTCAGGTTGAAACCGTCGTCGAGGAGCCTGCCGCTGCCGCAGCCTCCGAAGCCCCGGTAGAAGACCGTGCCGCTGCCAGCGCCTCGGTGCTGGAAGAGGAAGAAGAGCTGGAAGAGCCTGCTGCCGCCCCGGCAACCGGCAACCAGCAAGTTGCTGCCCCGACCGGCACCACTGCGGTCAGCACCAACAACTCCGCTGTGAAGGGTGCCTTCATGCAGGAAATCCTGGCTGGCCTGGCTGACCAGGGCTTCGAGGACACCGAGCTGGACTACAGCTCGTTCCTGAACATCACCCTCAACAAGCAGATCGAGACCAGCGAAGGTCAAGAGCTGCCGAGCAGCGGTTTCCTGGTACGGCTGGCCAGCGCCAAAGCCAAATACTGCTTCCGCAACAACAACCCCGTCGAAGACGAGGTGGAAGTGGCTTACTCCTACGACAAGGAAGCGCACAAAGATCCGGAGTCCCCGGTCTTCGCCGCGATCCAGAAGTGGAAGGAAGAAGGCCTGGAGCTGGGCGACATCAAGAAATACCAGGAAGTGCTGGCGGTCATGGTCGACGACAGCTTCAACGTCGAGAGCGAGACCAAAGGCGAGCTGAACGGCAAGCTGATCACCCTGCAGATCCCGCCGACCTCCCAAGGTCGCTGGGGTGGCTACCTGGTCCAGCTGGGCATGGCGAAGAAAGGCATCTCCGATGTCATCACCCTGTGCCGCCGCGGTAAGAAGGTCGAATCCGGCAAGTTCCCGTTCTACCCGTGGGACTTCGTCAACAAGGGTTCGGTCGAGAACTTCGGCCTGTAATCAGCGACAGCAACAAGGAGAGGGGCGCCGCGGCGCCCCTCTCTCATGCCTGCAGTAAACTGGAGACCCACCATGACTCAGATCCTGCCAATCGCGTCTGTGGCGCGGCGCATGGAAGTCACCCACCGCCCGAAGGAAGTGCTCGACCTGAAGGGCCTGATCATGCACGCCTACCACGGCGCGCGAGATCCAAACGCCGTCCTGGCCAGCGACGGCCACTCCTTGATCAAGAGGGCCGCCCACGGCGTCGAGGCGTTCTGGGAACGCTACCTGCAGCCGATCTTCGAGCGCACCGCCCCCATCGACGTGGTTGCCGTGATTGAAGGCGGCAACAACCTGCGCACCGCGATCTACCCGGAATACAAGGCCAAGCGCAAGGCCGAGAAGGAAAAGCAGGACCCACGGCTCACCGAGCAGATGGACATCCTGATGCGCGAAACCCAGCAGCTGCTGAAGTACCTGGGTTGCACCGTACTCGAGGTGCCCCTGGTCGAAGCGGACGATGCGATCGCCATGGTTTGCCACAACTACCCGGGCCAGGTCGTCGTCCACACCCGCGACCTTGACCTGGTGCCCCTGGCCCTGCTGCCTAACGTCACCATGATGTTCCGCGAGCAGCTCCTCGACCCGCACGAGCCGGTGAAGCTGGAGGCTGAGGGCATCGACCTGCTGCCGAAGCACGTCACCCTGTTCAAGACCCTGGTCGGCGACGCCACGGACGAATACGGCGGCGTCAAAGGCCTCGGCCCGAAAGCCTGGCTGTACCTGAAGGAGAAGTACGCCGACGAGGGCCTGGCCGAGATCGAGCGCTGCATCATGATGGACGAGCCGGCCGAGATCCTGGATACCGCCCAGCTCTACGGCGACAAGGTCATGCTCAAGATCCACCAGCAGTGGGATCAGGCACGCATGTGCTACAAGCTGGCCTGCCTGCACCCCAACTGGTGCTGGATGTCGCGCGGCAGCAAGCTGATCCGCCCGATCTACCACAAACGCCTGCCGCTGGCCGAGAAGGTCCGCGAGATCCTCGCCAAGCTGGGCTGCAGCCCGCTGTTCGACGAGTTCAAGCGCTTCCTGTCCACCGAGACCCTGGCGGATGCGGAATGGGTCAACGAGGCCCGCCTGGCACGCATCAAGGAGGGCTTCGGCAAATCCCCCGCCATCGGGTTCGACACCGAGGGCTACGACAAGAACATGTTCGCCAACCTGCGCGAGGCGGTCACCGGCGGCAAGGACTACGTCGACACCCTCAGCCAGACCCTGACCGGCGCCAGCTTCACCTTCGGCGAGAACCTCCAGCACACCATCTACGTGCCGGTTGATCACCGCGACACCCACAACCACCCCTTGTCCTTCCTGACCGAGCTGCTGGTGCATGCGCACGACAAGGAGGGCAAAGCCCTGGTGGCTCACAACAGCCGGTTCGAGCAGCAGATCCTGGAGCGTGACCTGGGGCTGGACATCTCTGACTGGCAGGACAGCATCACCTGGACGAGCTACTACGACGAGAACCTGATGGAAGGCGCCAACGGTGGCGGTAACCTGAAGGAGGTGTCGCTGCAGCTGCTGCGCCATGTGCAGGTGCAGTACAGCGAAGTGCTGGCTTCCAGCGGCGCGACCAACATGCGCGAAGTCAGCGGCCAGCAGGTGCTGCACTACGGCTGTGACGACGCCCTGACCTCGGCCCATATCTGGGTGGTGCAGACCTTCGCCTGCGCCTTGGAGCGCCAGAGCGAGTTCGTCAACCGCTACGACATCCTGCCCGGCCGCCTGCTTAACCGCTCATACCAGCAGGGCATCAACATCGACCAGGCCGAGCTGGAGCGCCAGGCAGCCGCCGACCGCATCCTGATCGACGAAGGCATGGCCGAAGTGCGCCGCATGCTGACCGAGAACTGCCTGCAGGTGGATCAGGAGGAAGCTGACCTGCGTGCCGCCCGTTTCATGGAGGCCGACCGCGAGTACCGCGAGATGGCCCTGCGCAAGAAGATGGAGGGCGTCGGCTCCGAGAAGCTCAAGGCCGAGATGCAGGTGCAGCTGTTCAAGATGCGCGAGGCCTGCACCTACAAGCCCCGCGTCGAAGTGCAGCGCACGGTGGAGTTCGTCCCCACGCCGGCGCAGATCCTGCAGGTGGCCCGCCACCTCGGCCTGCCAGAGGGCGAGGAAAACGCCATGGCTTCCACGGCGAGCAAGAAGCTCACCGAGTGGCTGATCCGCCTGAACCACCTGGTGTACGAGACGGAGACCGAGTTCGAGCCGGAGATCGAGACCTTCATGGCGCTGATCGGCGCCGCGGCGGCCCAGATCAACAAGCGCCAGGGTGAGGAGTACGAAAAGTTCGCCGCCTTCTGCCAGGGCATCGCCCAACGGCACGCGAAGAGCGACTGGACCGGCGACGAGCTGAACTTCGATAGCCCGAACCAGATGCAGGAGCTTCTGTACCTGAAGCTGGGTCTGCCGGTGCGCCAGCGCTCCAAGGTGCAGGCCGGTAGCGACCGCCATAAGTGGCGCATGCAGGGTTCGCCGGCCACCAACGAGAAGGCGTTCCAGTCGGCCATCGCCGAGGACTGCCCAGAAGGCGATTGGCGCCGCGACTGCCTGAAGCTGATCCTGAAGGTGAAGGCCGCGCTGACCCGCTTCGAGGGCCTGTGGAATCCGTACCCAGTGTGGCGCCGGCCGGACACCGGCATGGTTCACCCGGGCGTAAAGAACAACGGCACCGTGACCCGTCGCCCCAGCGGCGGCAGCCCGAATGCCCTGGCCTTCACCAAGGGTGAACCGCGCCGGATCGTGATCCCGCGCTACAACCGCCACGTCATCGTGTCGATCGACTTCTCCGGCCAGGAGCTGCGCATCACCGGTTCGGAAGCGAAGGACCCAGCGTTCATCGAGGCCTACACCGGCGGCGGCACCTACGTCGACGAGGACGGCATGACCCGCCAGCGGGTGAAGGACGTGCACTCGGTAACCGGCGTGATGTTCGCCATGGAGGTGCTCAAGCGCGAGCTGAACGAGACTCAGCTGTCGTTCCTGGAGCTGGATAGCTTCGGCCGCATGAACTACGCCCAGTTCCTGGACGTGGTGAAGCAGGGCCTGCTGGCGCTCAGCCAGCTCGACATCTCCCAAACCGATGCCCAGGCCATCGTGGACGGGGTGAACAAGGTGCGGAAGATGGCCAAGGCCGTGAACTTCCTGATCTGCTACCTCGGCACCGCCGGCACCCTTGCCGGCAACATCGGGATTCCCAAGGCATTCGCCGAGCGGATCATGGAAGCGGTGTTCGGTTCGTACACCCGCCTTGCCCCGTGGCAGGAGGAGACGATCAAGCTGGCCCGCCAGCGTGGCTACGTCACCACCGCCTTCGGCACCTGGAAGCACGTCAGCGAGGACATCCTCAGCAAGGACGGTGCCAAGCGCTCCCGCGCCGAGCGCCAGGCAGTCAACCAGACCATCCAGGGCTGCGCTGCCGACATCCTGAAGGTGGTGATGACCGAGGCCGAGGAGCAGGGGATCTTCACCGACCCGCACAAAGCAGTGATGCACCTGCCGATCTACGACGAAATCATGTCTTCGGTCCACATGGACTACTGCTTCGAGTACGTCGAGAAGATGCAGGACATCATGAACCTGACCCCGCCGGGCCACGCCATTCCGATGATGGGCGAGGTGTCCATCGGCTTGAACTGGTGTGACCAGACCGAGCTGCAGGACCGGCCGAGCGAGCGGAAGATCATCACCCTGTTCGAGAAACTGGTGAAGGAGGCGGCATGAAGCGCCTGATCGAGTGGTACCGGGGCTGGCGCGAGAAGCGCCAGCAGTTGAAGAAGCGCGAGGAGTATGAGCGCCGGGCCGGGGGCAGCGAATGCTGCCCCCACTGCGACACCTGGTCGTGGGAGGTGGGAGGCTGGGCCTCCTGCCACGCCCACCGCGACGAGCCACGTCTGGACGTCCTCACCTGCAAGAAATGCGGGAAGTCGTCCAACTGGCTGTACGGGCCAGGGGTGTTCATCCACATCCACAGCAACCCAGAGTCCCAAGGAGACAGCCATGAGCTGGAACCAGATTGAAAGCTACCTGGCCGAGGCGGAGACCGAAGGCTACCTGCAGAGCAACGTCGTCGAGCAGATGTTCGGCGAGGTGGCGATCCGCGGCGGCAAGGACGCCGAGGCCCGCCTGAAGGCCATGATGGACAACCACGACACCGGGATCTCCGCCTTGACCAAGGCGGTCCTGCTGCTGGCCCAGTCGCCGTTCGTGACCTTCGGCGTGGGCGCGGAGACGGTGCCTACCGAGATCCCGGCCGATGACATGACCCAGGTCGGCGTAGCCGGTAAACCAGTGCGCATGGGGCCGTGGGACGCCGGCACGGTCGGCCTGCTCCGTGACCTGGCCGAGCGCCGGCTGACCGGGCACAACGCCCGTGACGCCATCCTTGGCGAGATGCGGCGGCTCGACGCCGATAGCGCCAGCCTCCTGTACCGCGTGCTGGTGAAGGAGATGCGCATCGGTTGCGGCCCGAAGACGGTGAACAAGTTCCACAAGGGGCTGGTGCCGATCTTCGAGCATAAGGGCGCGCAGCGGACGAAGGAGGCTCTGCACAAGGTCGACTGGAGCAACGGTATCTGGGCCGAGTACAAGATGGACGGCTTCCGCTGCGTCGTCCGTACCGACGGCCAGACCTTCGACACCTTCAGCCGCAACGGGCTGCCGATGCCCAACCTGGAGCCGCGCGCCGAGGATCTGATGCTGCTGACCCGGCACATGATCCAGCAGGGCCGGCTGAAGCCGGGCACCTGGGCCTGGGACGGCGAGGGCAAAGCACCTGGTCACTTCAACGAGACCAGCAGCGTGGCCCGCAAGGCCGGCAAGGGTGCCACACTCGAGTATCACGCCTTCGATCTGCTGCCTTGGGACCAAATGGCCGGCGGCACCGAGCCCATTGAGGTGCGGCAGGCCCGCCTTGACCAGGTGCGCGTGTTCCTGAAGACCAATGGCGACGAGAACATTCCGTACTTCACGAAGCTGCACACCGTCGACCGCTTCGAGCTGGACAACTTGGACGACGTCTGGGTGCTGTACCGGATGGCCCGCGAGCTGGGGCACGAAGGGCTGATCCTGAAGAAGAAGGGCAGCCTGTACATCCCCGGCAAGAACGCCGACTGGGTGAAGGTGAAGCCCGAGGAGACCATCGACCTGGTCTGCCGCGGCACCTATCAGGGCGAGAAGGGCAGCAAGTACGAGGGCATGATCGGAGGCCTGACCTTCGATCACCATGGCGTGTCGGTGAACGTCGGCAGTGGCCTCAGCGACGAAGACCGGGGCCGCGACCCCAGCTACTTCGTCAACAGCGTGTTCGAGATCGTCTACCACGAAGTCACCCCCGACGGCAGCTTGCGCGAGCCTCGCGTGAAGTGCCGCCGGGCTGACAAACACCCAGAGGACTGCGACCAATGAGCCTGTTCCAGATCGGTAAGAAGGTGCTGATCAACACCGACCAGTGGTTCTGTGCCCCGGACGGGAAGCAGTACAAGGCGGTGCACGGCACGGTGCGGGCGCTGAAGAGCGACCACGAAGCACTGGGGATCAAGACCAACGCTCGCTCCAGCAACTGGTACGTGGAGATCGGCGACATGCTGATCGCCGGCTGCCAGATCCACTACGCGATAGCCGCCGAGACGGCGGACTTCGGCGAGGTGGAGCACTGGCAGGAACACGATGGTGAGTGCCGGCGCTACATGGCGCCGAGCCGCATCTACAACGCCGACGGAGGCAACCATGAGTAACGTCGAAGACATCCGCAGCATCAAGCTCAACAGCGACCAGCAGAACGTGGTCGAGATGATGATCGACCACGTCACCGGGCCGAACCTGTTCTTCCGCCTGGATGGCTCGGCCGGTACCGGCAAGTCCACCAGCGCGGCGTTCGCCGGCCGCGAGATGATGTCGATGGGTATCCAGCTGGCGCTGGCGGCGCCGACCAACAAGGCCACCCGCAACCTGAACACCTTCAAGCGCAAGATCTCGCCGGCCGCGAACATCCCGGTCGGTACCATCTACTCGCAGCTGGGCCTGGTGCTGGGCAAGGATGGCGAGGTGCGCGAGGTCGGTATGAGCGACCGTGGCCACAAGCTGGAAGGCGTGCAGGCGCTGATCGTTGACGAGTCGTCGATGGTCAACGAAATGCTGATGGGCTACATCCACTCGTTCGCGGTAGACACCGGCACCAAGGTCATCTTCATGGGTGACCCGCGCTACCAGTTGCCACCGGTGGGCGAGGCTGAATCGGCGGTGGAGCGCCTGCACCTGAACGCCTCGCTGACCAAGGTGGAGCGGCACGACAACCAGATCCTCCGCCTTGCCACCCACCTGCGCGATTGCATCGACGCCGGTACTCGGCCGACTTTCAAGTCCGACCGCGACGAGGAGGGCGGGGTGTCGGTGATGCGTTCGTCCGACTTCCGCAAGATGATCCGCCGGGCCTTCAGCTCCGAGATCTACGACCAGTACCCAGACGCTTTCAAGGCCCTGGCCTGGCGCAACGTGATCGTCGACGACTACAACGAGTCGATCCGCGACGAAATGTACAACGGGCGCCCCGCCACTCCGTTCGAGATCGGCGAGCGCATCGTGGCCAAGGAGCCGGTTCTGGACGTGATCCAGTTCCGCGACAGCGGCGAGGAGAGCTTCCTGGCCACCACCGACGAGGAAGGCACGGTGGTCTCGGTAGTCGTCCAGGCCCACCCGGTATACGGCGAGGTCGGGGTGTACGCCGTGACCTTCACCAACACCTTCGACGAGACCGTCACCGCCTACCTGCCGACCGAGGCTGGCCGGCGCGTGGTGGACCGTCGGTTGAAGGAGCTGGGAGAGGAAGCCCGCGCCGACAGGAAGCGCTGGGGTGCCTTCTGGACGTACAAGGGGCTGTTCGCCAACCTGGCGCCGTGCCACTCCTTGACCGTCCACCGCAGCCAGGGCTCTACCTACCGGACGGCCTTTGTGGATCTGGACGACCTGATGGTCAACCGCAACTTCAACGAGATGCTGCGCATGGCCTACACCGCCTGCACCCGCCCGTCGAAGTCGCTGATCCTGAAGTACAGCTGATGGCTGCCGGGAAGCGGGGGAAAACCCCGCAGCAGTACGGCAAAGAGTTCGAGGGGCGCATCCAGTCGCTGCTGACCGCCATGCAGCAGAAGCACCGCCTGCGCCTCACCCGGCTCTACGACACGTCATCCACCGGCGCCGGTGGCGCCATCCTGCCCGAGCAGGATGGCGACTTCATCGCGCTGATGGAGGGCAAGCACTGGCTGATCGAGGTGAAGACCAGCTTCGAGCACACCAGCCTGGGCGAGTCGAGGCGATCGCTCACCGGGCTGACCAAGAGCCACCAGGCAGCTGCCCAGCGCCTGGTGGTCCGCTCCGGCGGCTTCGGCCTGATCATCTTCCACCAATACGAAACACCCTACGTCGAGTTCTGGCGTGGGGACCACGTCGGCGCATGCTTCATCAAGAACGGTGAGCACCTGGACTTTGCCTTCCAGCGCCGCGTACCCGCCACCGATAAGGATCTCACCGAGGCCCTGGCCCTGGTGCTGAAGAACCCAACCGAACTGTTTTACTGAGGACGAACCATGACCGTGCTCCGCTTCTTCACCGACCCGCATATCGGGAAGGAACTCAAGGCCAACACCACCCCGGCCAGCCGCGCCTTGCTGGCGGAACAGATCCGCCTGCACGGCCTGCAGGCGGCTACCATGCCGCACCCTGACGACCGCAAGGTGGGGGCTACCATCTGTGGTGGCGACCTGTTCGACACCGACTCCAACCCTGAGCACGTCCTGCTGGCAGGTGCCGAGGTGGCCAGCAAATGCAACCTGGTGATCGGCGGCAACCACGACGTGATCAACGTCGCGGGGCGTACCTCCTCCTTGCATGCGCTGTCCGCGCTGACCATGGACGAGCGCTTCGTGCTGCCGCCGGAGCCGGGCAAGGTGAAGACCGACATCCGTGTGTTCGGAGACGTCATGTTGTTCACCGTCCCACACCACGCCCGCCAGCAGGAGTTCGAGCAGGCTCTGGAGCAGGCCCGCCGCCAGGCTGACGATAGCGAGGCCAAACGCAAGCTCCTGCTGGTGCACTGCAACTATCACCTCACCTTCGAGGCCGGCGAGAACGACCTCAACCTGACCGATGCCAAGGCCCGCCACCTGCTGCAGGTGTTCGACTACATCGTCATGGGTCACGACCACCGTCCGCGCCGCGAGTGCGACGGCCGCCTGATCATTCTGGGTAATACCCACCCGACCAGCTTCAGCGACCAGGGCGAGAAGTACACCTGGTTCTATGACAGTCAGGGCAACGACTGGGTGAAGGTGGTCAACGCCAGCGAAGCCAGTATGCAGGTGAAGGCTGCCCAGCTGATCGAGGACTGGCGCACCGAGAGCCTGCACAAGTACGAAGGAGCCGAGTGGCTGGACATCACCGGATCTCTGCCTCCCGAGGCGGCGGTGGATCTGGCCAAGGCCATCCGCGAGCTGTGGCGCAAGGGTGGGTACCTCTACGCGATCCGCGCCAGCAAAGTGCTGTTCATCGCCGCCGGCGAGACCAACGACCACGTCGTCGCCGGCGCGGCGCAGAAAACCCTGATCGAGATCGTGGAAGACCAGCTGGCCAGCAGCCCCGACCTGCTGGCTCTGTTCCGCGAAGCCAAAGACATGAAGGAGTAAATCATGCTGCTCTCCCTTACCCTGAAGAACTTCAAGAAGCACGCCAGCCTGAACGTAGACTTCACCGACGGCCTGAACGGCATCTACGGCCCCAACTACCGGGGCAAGTCGACCATCCTGTACGGCATCCTGTTCGGCCTGGGCGGCGCACCCCAAGTGCCAGGCACCCGCCTTGCTCGCCGCGACAGCGACGGCAAGTTCAGCGTCGAGCTGGCCTTTAAGACCATGACCGGTGTCTACCGCGTGACCCGCACCAAGTCCACCGCCAACCTGCACCAGCAAGGCGAGGGCGCACCCCTGGCCAGCGGCACCACGGCGGTGAACGACAAGATCGAAGAGCTGATCGGGATGACCGTTCGCCAGTGGAAGGAGCTGCACTTCGCCAAGCAGAAGAACGCCCACTCCTTGCTCCGCTACAGCGCCAACAACCTCCAGCAGCTGATGCGCCGGCTAGTGGGCGCCGAGGAGCTGGACGGTGTCCAGGCCCGCCTGAAGCGCATGGCGGACAAGGAGGGCGGTGTCATCGCCGCCCTGAGCAACGACCAGTACACGCCCGAGCAGTGCCAGGCTGAAGTGGCCGAGGCCGAGCGCGTCATTGGCCTGGCCCGTGGCAACCAGGCGACCGCCGAGCAGGACCTCAACGAGCTGCAGGCGGTAGAGGCCACCGGCCTGGCCGCCATCCAGAAAGCCAACGATCGCCTCGTCGAGCTGCAGGAGCAGAAGGGCGCGGCTGAGACCGCTAAGGTTCGCCTGCAGGCGGCCCAGCGCGGGCTGAAAGAGGCCAACGACAACGCCGACGAGCGCCAGGCTGACCTGGTCACGGCCCAAGCAAAGCTGGCCGAGGCGAAAGAAGGGTACGACCCGGAAGCTGACAGGAAGATCGCTCAATTCGAGGGCCTGAAACTGCGCAAAGCCCCTGCGGACAACAACGTCACCACGACGAAGACCCGCCTGGATCTGGCCAAGGGAAACCTCGAAGCGGCCGACACCGCCTTACAGAGTGCAGTGGCCACCCTTGACCAGGTGAAGAACGAGGTCGGTGAGGTGGATCTGCAGGGCGCGGAAGACGAGGCCGGCCGTGCACGCGAAGCAGCTGCTGTTTGCCGGCAGAAGGTGAAGGATCTGGAGGACGCGGTTGCAGGTGGCGTCTGCTCCACCTGCAACCGCCCGTTCGATGGTCACGACCCTGCCCAGCTGGAGCTGGAGTTGTCCGCTGCCCGCACCAAACAGGCTGAGGCAGGGGACTGGGTAAATGACAGCCAGAACGCTCTGACCCGGGCCAAACAGCAGCTGAAGCGCGTGGCCGACGCCATGGGAGCGGCCGGCGAGGCTGAGGAGAAGAAGAAGCGGGCGGCCTGTGTGGTTCAAGACTGTGAAGGCGATCACAACGATGCTCTCGACGAGTTGGCCGTCGTAGACGGCGAGATGGCCGATCTGGGCCTGACCGACGAGATCGTCACCGCCCTGCGCAGCCAGAGCCAGAAGGTACACACCGCCAGCCACGCCTTGGAGAAAGCCCAGGCGGAACACGACCGCGCCCAGGCCGCCCTGACTGCGGCTGAAACCACCCTGTCCAACCTGAAAGCGAAAGGGGAGCCGGAAGACCCTGAGCTGCTGGCAGCTCAGATCGCCAAGGTGACCAAGCAGCTGGGCGCCGACCGGGCCACCATGGCTGAACTGCGCGAGACTATCGCCGTCGTCCGCACCCGCCTTGGTTCCGCCAAGTCCGACCTGGCCAACGCCAGCACCACGTTGAACCGCTGGATGAACGCTCTGGAGCAGCTGAAGCAGAACAGTGATCGCCGTGACAAGGCGGAGAAGCGCCTGGCGAAGATCAAGCACCTGCAGAAGCACCTGAAAGACAACTCCGAGGGCTACATGGGCAAGGTTTGGGCCAGCTTCCTGCAGCAGGCCAGCCAGTTCGTGGCTCAGTGCACCGGTGGTGACATCGAGGCGCTGACCCGTACCGACGCCGGAGACTTCGTCTTCATCGAGGAAGGGCAGGAGATGCAGCTGGAGGAGGCCAGCGGAGCCCAGGAGGCCATCATCGGGCTAGCAGTCCAGGTGTCGCTGTCTGGCGCCGCCCCTTGCCACCTGAACACCGTGCTGCTGGACGAGCCGACCGCAGACATGGACCCTGACTGCTCGCTGGCAACCATGGTGGCCATGAAAGCCCTGGGGGTGCAGGTGATCTTCGTCAGCCACCACCAGACCGATAACGCCCTGTGCGACAATGCCATCACTCTGTGATGGCCTTTATGGAGAGAAGTAATGCCAGATCCAGCTGATGTAGCACAGGAAGCGATGGAGAAGTCGGGAATCGGCTACCTAGCTCTGCCGAAGGGGCCGAGCCCGGTAGGGAAGTGCCGTAACTGTGACGACCCGGTCGGCAAGGGGGAGTTGTTCTGCGGCGCTGACTGCCGGGATGACTGGACGAAGCGCCACAGGCGCCAATAGCGGGAAACAAAAAGGGAGCCAGTTGGCTCCCTTTTTGCGTTTAGGCCTCGAACATCTCAACGTAATACTGCTTGCCCACTTCCAGGATCTCGGCGCTCTCGGCCACCATGGTGGCGTTGAAATGACCGTGCGGGGTCAGTTTGCCGAAGATGGCGTTCTCGTCGTCGGGCTGACCGGTGTGCTCGGCAGAGTAGACGGCGCCCAGCGTGACGCTGACCATACCAGGGATATGGGGATGCTCGGACTTGTTGTGGCACTGCATTTTGCAACGGATCTTGCGCATGGCGGCTATTCCTCAGAACGATGGGGAAAGCCAGGGGGTCTTTCGGGTCTTTCTCTGGCCCCTGCATCGTAGCGGAAGAGCTGTTGGGCTTCCAGCCGCAGCGCTCGGCGCCGGTCTCGTTGTGGGCGAGGAGCTGGTTGACCAGGGAATCGCTCATGGCGCCCGACCTGACCAGCTCTTTGTCCTGCTGGGTCAGGCGGATCGGCTTGAAGCTGATGCAGCCTGTGTCGATGGTCTCGTAGACGATCACGTCGCGCGTGCAGCCTACAAGGATGACCAGCACCAGGGGGAGGAAGAGGTTCTTCATGGCTCACCCCAGCGGTCGATCAGATCCTGCCGGTTCTTGGCCGGCGGCGTGGTGTCCACCTTTTGCTCGACCTCCTGGCGCGCCTGGTGAGCTTCCTGAACCTGCTCGATCACCTCGGCCTGCTGATCGACCCGGTCTTCCAGGCGCTCCTTGTCAGCCGAGGCGCGTGCATCACTGCGCCCCTTGCTGTAGATACCCAGGACGGCCAAAAGGAAGAGGCCCGCCGCAGCGAGCCCCGCCCA